GTTCACCCGCGCCTCGACGGAGCTGTTCCCCCACGCCTCGACGGAGCTGTTATCCCATGCCACGACGGAGCTGTTCCCCCGCGCCACGACGGAGCTGTTATCCAATGCCACGACGGAGCTGTTATCCCATGCCACGACGGAGCTGTTCCCCCGCGCCATGACGGAGCTGTTCCCCCATGCCTCGACGGAAGCAAAATCATATTTCCGCCTTACGATAGCCTTATCATACGGCGTACCGAATTTGATGTAGATTCTTCCGTGGTAGTCACGTGGAAGATTGTCAAGTTGTTGTTGCGTCGTTACTGTGATTTCGCTCATGTTATTTCCTCCTCTATATCATGTTTCGGTTAAATTGGTATCGGCGACGGGACTTGAACCCGCATGGTTTCCCGATGGATTTTAAGTCCATTGTGTCTTCCATTCCACCACGCCGACAAGATTCGCTTGCCTGTGTTATGCATTTTGGATAACTTGTTCTTTTGAAAATGGGCTGTCCAATATTCTGGACAGCCCGCCCAAATGAGGAAATACCACTTAGCGAAAAGGCATTTCGGTTAACTGCATACTTATATTACACCATGTCTCGGCCTGTGTCAACAAAAAATATGCATTTCGGATAACTTGTGCGTTTTGTTATGGGGCTGGATGCTACCAGCCCCAATTTGATTATTTAGCCGTTGCCGCCAGCTCCTTAAATGCGCGGAATGATGCCTGCAACACGCATCGTGACTCAGCGCTTTCGTTAATATTGATACCCAAAATACAAATAAGTTTTTCAATTGGCATTTTTAAGAAGTTAATTGTGCCATGCTGTTGCTCATACTCATATGCTCTACGAAACGCGCCAGACATATATATCTTCTTGTAAGTCAATCCATACTTGCGTTGGTTCAAAGCATTGAAGCGCGTGAACATATTCTTGATATCAGATCTGTCAAGTTTCGCCTTTTGCCTAGTACGGAAAAGGTATTCGGACTTTTTGTATTGGGATACAGACGCATATATAGTGCCGTAGCCCACACTATCAATATATGCCTCAATCGCGCGCATTACAGATCTGTTAAGTTGGACTGCCTTGCCATCTATAATAACAGAAAGGAATGACACATCAGATTTCCTAATTTCGCACATCTGGTCAATTGTGACACCGCACCATGCAAGATAAATTGCTGCAACAGAAGGAAGATACACATTCCTATCAGCAGCATCAGACGAAAGAAACGTTTCTTCAACAGCCGCCCTTAGCGTATCGAAATCCGGAAAATAAGTTTCGTTATTACCATCGGGGACTGGAACATCCTTGTATTTTACATTATCCAGCAATTTTAGTTGCGCATTCGTCATTTCTCCACGACTGATCGCAAATTCGATGTATTTCAGAATCACATTCTTGTAACGGCAAAAAACTTTTATATTTCTTGAGTAGAATGACTGACATACTTTAATGCAGTCTTCTTCCGTATGCATATTCTCAAAATTTGCATCCAGTTTGCCCATCAAAATTTTGACGCGACTTGTTGGTAGCTCTATCTGAAATGCATTATTTTCTACACATTCAACGAACGCATCACGCAGCGCATTTTCACTCATGACGCCTGTCCTCCTATTGATATTGCTATATTTTGATTGTCTCAATTATAGCACTACCTAAAATTCCAGTCAAGAGGAAAAATCCAAAATGCACAATTTTGTTTGAGCTTATCCGAGCAACGAATGCGCAATTTCTTTATTCATTTCAAACGCCGCCTCATTCATTCCGGCCTGTTCATACGTCTGATTAAAAAACTCAGACACGAAATGCCTCAGTTCAGCCTCATCCAAAAGCAACACACATGAAAAGTTGTCGCTATATCCATACGAGGCCAGATCGTAAAGCACCATAAGACCGGCATGATACGTGGTGTACTTACCAGTCGTCTCATCAACATCAGAGAAAAGCCGCATATGTTTCATGTCCATAACGATAGAGATTTCTGCGCTATTACGTACACGACGCTTGATTTCCGTCAGCTCATCATCTGCGAGGTCGTTTCCAATATCTATCGCAATCTCTTCGCAAATATACGACAGAAGTTCATCCCATACTCCGCCGTTATATTTTACGATAGGGGAATTACTATTCGCTGATCGCAACTCGTAGTTTTCAAATGGCACATCCGCAACGCCGGTTTTGGTCATGTATTTCTTTCCTTCAGCAAACACTTTTCTAATTTTCATTGTCCGAATCCCCTCCATATTGAAATATGTATTGACAATCGCCATTCTTAGCGGTATATTTACCTAAGATATGAAAATATTCTATTGTGTTTGTGTGGACAATGGTATAGAAAATTTTCTAACATGGTCATAATATATCACGTCCACTATGTTATGTCAATATAAAATTAGAGAAATTTCTAAAACGGTGCGTTTTAATGAAGAAAAACATTTTTGATCGCGTGCAAGCGCTATGTCAAAACAATGGAATTGCTATCTCGGAATTAGAAAAGCGTCTAAATCTGAGCAATGGAGCAATCGGTAAATGGCGCAAGTCCTCGCCGACAGCAGAGAAGGTAGCGGCCGTTGCATCCTACTTTGATGTGTCTACGGACTACCTGCTCGGCCTTACGGACGTGGAGAAGAACGTTTTTAAGGACAATATGTTGCTGTCACTCGAAAAAGCCATGTCTCGCATGACTGACGAGGACAAAGACAGAATGATGCGCATCCTAAAGGCCGGATTCGACGAAGCGTTCCAAGATAAAGATGACGCATCTGAAGAATAATCCGCAATCGCTTTCTTCAATTTAATACTATCATTTTCAAAATAAAAAATCAAGCAGAAATTATGCACAAACATAATACGCTTAATTTGGCGACCATTTTTGCATAATCTCGAACTCAGTAATAATGCGTATATTTTTAGCTCTGTATCGGATTGCAAAATTGGTGGTATAAGTTGACCAGCGAGCACTCAAAAGCCGAAATTGACGCAAAATGCTCTATATAAATATAGGGTTTCTGACAAATAACGCTTGACCTTCTCGTTCGTGCGCCTCCGGAACAAGCATCCGTCGTTTTAGATAAGCAGGCATCATAGTCGCATTCATATTTTTAAATCCCTACACATTTCGTGTGGGGATTTTTTCTACGTATTTTTGCTTGCTTCACGGCAATCCTACAAATAAAATCCTTCCAAACAAAGAAAAATGTCATCATAGTGACATCCTATTTACTGGAACGTGAAAAGAGGGTATTATTTGTATAACAGAGTAAAAGAAGCCCGTGTAGATAAGCAAATAAAACAGGAGGTGCTTGCCTATGAGGCCGGTATAGCTCGCTCAACGCTCAGCATGATTGAGACTGGGGTGCACATCCCAAAAGTCGATACGGCAATTAGAATCGCAAGGGCGCTGAATACGATAGTGGAGGATTTGTGGATCATTTAGTAGGGGAGAAGCATGGGAAATTTGACATACGACCAAGTGACGCGGCTAGCGGAACTTGTAGAGGAAGAAAAGGGGATAGCAGACGTGATATATTCCCTAGATTTATCCGGCAAGAGCTGCGGAATTGAAATCCGCTGCTTATCACATATCGCAACATGGATTTATCGGCATCAAAAAGACCTTGCAGAAATATCGGATCAACTTGAATGAAGAAACGCCGTGGATCATTCCACGGCGTTTTTATTACGCATTTTATTTTATTGTGACATGATTTTTATCCTCTGAGCTTCCACCGTTTCGATGAAAACTTTACAAGGTCATTTGTTGAATAAACATGATTATTCATTGCAACAGCGGTGAAATACAGTCCTTTATCAAACGGTTTCTTCTTGATTTCCTGAACAACGTCATACAAATCACAAGAGAACTGATGCCCCAATCCGATTGTACGAATAGTTTTGATCGTGTTGGTCGCAGCATCCACCATCATCAGAGTCAGCGCGTACCCCTTTGTTTCATCCGTTGGACGCGACAGTTCGCCCGGAGACGGCAAGTGAGGGGAGTACGGTGCATCCGTCCAGTTGTTTGAACCACATTTCGTGAGGATATACAGTACGTCATTCAAAACAACGTATCGAATCTCAAACGGCTGGTTTGCCTGCATCCCAGCAATCTCTTTTTCGGTTGGACGATTGAAATTATAGACAATCGTGATTCCGTTTTCGCCCATAGTAATAGCGACGCATTCCTTAGCGCCAGCAAGGGGAGGGTATTTTCCACCCACCTGCAAAACTTCAAAATCATTCATTTGTTATACCTCGTTTACATTTTACACGAGAATCACATATATCAATCGCATTTTATCACAAGAAAATATGCTCTGTAACCAATTCTTCCATTTCAGCGATCACGGCCTGATAGTCCTCGCCATTCACGATTTTTACAACAGCGTCGCGTCCGGCTTGCGCTTTCATCCGATTCGCCGAACGTTCATATTCTCTCGATTTCAGATAGGCAAATGCTCTCGGATATTTCATCTGCATTGATTGAAAATCGTACTCAGGAGGTGTTTCGCCCCTCCTTATATACGACCATGTAGCCACATCTTCTAGCGCTGATTCGACCTCTTTCAAGCCTGGAATAGCATCAATTTTGTCCTGAAATTCCGAAGCAGATGCCTGTTCAGTTTTTTGACGTGCTTTGAGTGCATCCATGATTTCCTTTTTGTATTCTTCAATCAAGAGTATATCTTTTGCGGAGACGCCTGTCTCTATGGCAAGCGTATTTTCGTCCCAAAGCTGAATTCTGTATTTTTTAATCAGTCTTACTGGAATTTTTCCATTGCAATTATTCATTTTTGGCATTTACTTGCATCTGAATGCCAATCCACTTTAAGCTCATTCTCCTTACTCCTCCACTTGTTCTATAATATTGATTTGGTTGAAGATACTATCCAAATCTGCCTTTGGATATATATTTTTATACCAACTTATAGCACCTCGCTGCAAGTAGTAAGTTAAGGCACAGTTGATTAGCTGCGCCTCGTCTTTGTTAAGGTTGAGTTCCATTGCCTTACCTCACTCTCACACAAAGTTCGTTGTCATAGAAGCCAAAGGCAACAACCTCCTTTTCATAGACATTCCCATGAGACAAAGCAACTTCAACTTTGTCTTTAACAATCGGTTTAAGATTGTCGTCATTGACAACCAGAATTCCATTCCAATTGTCATAGAGATCCACAAAATCGCGCAATTTCATTTATCTTCCTCCTTGTTCTGTTCTGCATTGTTCATTCTTGCAAAAGATGAACAATGCATGATCGGGGATGGCGTGCACAGCCTATACTGGCTCCTTTTACATCCGAATCTGATTTCCATCAAATTTCCCATACTTCAGTACCACCGTCCATCCTTGTGCCGCAATCCTCGCAGTATTTTTTAGTAGGCTTATCCCAACTACCTTCAGTGGTGATGACAAAGCCACACGCAGAGCAGCACCACTCGTCTCCGCCAAGATGTATCCACTTCCCATGCACCACCGGCGCAACGTCGGCGGCAGGTGCTTTCCAGATTGGGCAACTTTCTTTGTCGCAATACTCGTTACTGCACCGGCAGTGCTTTTCGCAGTATTCTTCGCGGTCAATGTATTCAGCCATCACTTTTCTCACCATCCTTAATCGTCACTCTCAGTTCTCTGAATGTCCAAATCGTTGGCCGTCCAAATTCGCAGGTTGGCATTTACTCCGCCTCTTTGTAGACCGTGCGCTCATCCAAATAGCAAATTCGCCCATCTTCGCTACGCAGACACACACATTCTGCGCTCTTCACGTGCAGGCTTCCGAGCCGATCAAGCGTGTCGTTGATACGGTTAGCGCGACCCAACTGCGGACAACGCATCCAAGCAACCGCATGAAAAAGGCTATCACCGTAGCACCGTCTGGTGATATAATGGCTATCATCTTCAGCTTCCACATCAAATCCGAATGTCACACGCAGCGGCTGTCCATCATCGCCCTTAACAAAAAGCCCAAAGAAGTTCCCATTGGAATTGTTCTGCCGAGTGTACACGGATCGTCCGAAAAATTCAATGTTCTCATACAGACCAGTCCATGTTCCCTTTGGAGAAACAACAGGGAAGGCAGGCATATCGTCCTCGCTGGATTCATCCGCCCAGCCCCATCCATCTTCTGCATACCATTCATCCGGACAGTACAGTGCGTATTCAGAAATACGATTATAGTCCTCGTCAGTATAATGTTTCGCATATACAAAGCACGGCGCGATAGCATCCTTGTCCGTGTTTGCGATATCGTCCAGTTCTTCGATCGGAGTATTCGATTTAATATCAAGATGAAGGATTTTATTTGTATCTGCAATGTGTGAAAAAATCATCCCATATTTTTTCTGCAAGGCTTTCGCTTCTTCGAGAGTCATAATATGTTCTCCTTTTATTTAAACATCTGTATAGTATAATAATGTATATCCTTGATTTTTACAAGTCCGAATTTATCGCGTGATCGGCAACACGACTGCGCGAATTCCGCTGTTCGTCCACATGGTTTTCTCCGGTGCGACAAACAGGAAGGGGAATTTGCACGGGTGCTCATCCGATTTCACAAGCCAACAACGCGCATTCTTTCCGACGGCCTCAATGGCATCTTTTACAAGATTTACGTTAAATAGTCCGCTGACGCTTCCAAATTCACCGTTATATGCTTTCAAATCAATAACCGGGGCAACATCCGACGGGCGTCTGTAATAGCAATGCTCCCGCAACCATTCGGGAATAGCCGTCATTAGCTCCGGCATATCGGAGACAAGGTATCCACTAACCGAATCCGAAACGATACTCATTTCCTGAATGATATCGAATCCGGCATCAAATGGAACATCGCTGTTCTGGATTTCTTCTCCATCCACAATGGACGTGTCGTACTGGACAACAACGCAACAATCCGTAACAAGAAACGACGTGTGTCCCTCTATATCTGTTCTGGCATATTCGACCGAACCTTTTCTGTTTCGTTTTGCAATCCGCTTGAGCGCGGCGATCTGTTTTTTGGTCATTTTCTGTTCATCCTTCCTGCTAATTAACACACGCTGTTCAGCTTCTCCGTCTGTCTACGCAGAGACTCAAAAAATCCAACATCCAAAAACATCGCCGCTCCTGTTGCAATCATGTTTCCGGCCGTGATCCGCGCCATGTCATCCGCAGACAGAGTAGAGATATACGAACCGATATTATCCTTTGGTACTGTTTCCGGGCTGTTGCAAATCACAACGCTATCCTGCCGCAGGCCGGAAGCCGTCGCTTTAATCGGCACATTTGTCGGCAGGTATCTGTTCTTGACTTTCGACGTGACCGGCAAGGCAATGATCGTTGACCCATAATTGTTGCCCTTGTTGTTTGAAAAAATCACTCCTGGGCGAAGGCCGCGCTGTGCGCTGCCATCGCCGTCAAATCTAATCCAATAAATCTCTCCGATTTTCGGATTCATGTTCATTCCTATGTATCCTCCAATTCTGTTCAGTGTTCTGTTCTGTTTTACTTACCAAAGCCCATCCGGCTTGTACGTTCCGTTTCGTTTACTTTCCGCTACCAATCTGCATTTGTCACAGTAGTATTCCGCAGCAACAAATTCCAAATAGCTTTCGCGCAAAAGGGAAACGACCACATAAATGATGTAGAGAAAAATCAGCATTCAATCACTCCTTATTACATTTACTTTTTCTGTTCTGCTCTACGGTGATTCTTTTCTCGTTCTGCACGTTGTTCATCCTCTAGGCGCTCAAGCAAAGCATTGAGCGCCGCCGCTTCGGCCTTATCTCCGCTCCGTATCAAACACCCAAGGACTTGATACAACAGGCCAATATCATTCGCTTTAATTCTCATAGTTTATTCCTCCGTTTTATTGACGCGTCGAACAAGATCGTTCATGCAATCGAAAAATTTCTGCGAGACAGCAGCGTTCTTGTATCTTCTATATGACAGACTATCGCAGCGCTCGTTCACAATGGTAACAGACACAAGTTTTTCATTGATCCATCCTTGCGTCCGAATCGGAACGCTGACACCATAACGACGCATGAGCATGAGTACAATGGACGTTTCCACGCAGTCTCCGTTCGGCTTATAGGACGTTACTGCATCGTTTGACAGCTTTCCTCCGTTTTTGATAATCTGGATTGCCTGACACACGGCCTGTTCTGCTTTCTGATTTGTCTCTTCACGCATCCGGCGCTCTTCTGCTTCCTGTTCTGCTCTCATCGCAGCGCGCTTTTCTTCCTGCGTCCGCTTATAGATTTCGGACAGACGGACACATTCATCCAATTCATCCATGACACAAGCGCCTCGAAAATCCGGAAAACACTGTCCGTTCGTGTTCTTGCTTTTCAGATAACAATCAGTGTGCACATCCAAAATCTTCTGAATGCGATCAGCCCATCGCGCCGGTTCGTGACCAATACGCTCCACCATTTCGTCCTCGCGCGCGATTGCATGATCGACAGCGCTGTTCGCAGCTTCTCCATAAATGCCTCCGTTCTCGCTATTGTCTGCTCGCAGGCCGTCAAAATACTTGCTACGGCCTACCATTCCGCCGTATAGTTTATCCATCGCCGCATTGAATCCGCAATCACTTACCATTTGATACTCCGTGCATTGCAGCGAAACCAGATAACCGTTCTGTTCCACATACAGCAGGTATTTGTCCGTTTCCGTTCGCGGATATTCAACGTCTTGTTTTCCGTCTTTCCGATAGAGACGGAAAGTTTCTTCGCCGTTCGATACTTCGCGGTCAAAGACAGCGCGCATCCTGCGTCCGTCACGGTTAAACATTCCATTATAGAAAAGAGGCTTCATCAGCGCGCAGCAGGTATTATTCATTTCAGTCATTATGTATATCCTCCTTAAATTTCATCGGAAGTATTTTCACGCCAATCCAAATATTTAATAATATTTTTGGCCTTTTTCAAATCTCTTGATAGCAATAATAATATCGTCCGGATTACTGAATAATGTTTCGACATGGATATTTTTATGCTCATCGTTCCAAATAACGATTTTTCTATTCGGATTTGTTTTTTGAACCTGATATAAAGCAGGCAGGCCGTTTTCAAACGACACAGACTTTCCGTCTCTTGACATTGCCATAGCCTTTTCATTGATAAAATACATATGTATATCCTCCTTCTGTTTTATCTGATTTCAACGATCAACAATGTGTCTTTTGTAGCAGTTTCAAAACAGTGAAGCGTTTCCAGAATCAAATTCAGAATGGAATCCGAAATGCTATAACACTGATTACAATCATCGAAAAACGTTGCCATGCTTGCACACCCACCACCATAATAGTCAGAAATAAGCATGAGACAATCGCTATCGAATCCGGCATCAATAGCCTTCACGCCACACCATGCATTCGCGCTGGAAGCAATGTATTCAAGATTCTCGTTCTCCATATCGCAATCAGAATCGAGAATGCTAAAATCGCAATCCGGGAAAACGTTCCCAAGTACATTGTGGCCGTCGATCTTGCCTGCCAAAAATTCAGACAATTCAGAAGCGGTACAAAGCATCAATTTTCCTTCTGTTCTCATCTATGTATGTCCTCCTTAAATTTCATCGAATGCGGAATCATTCACTTCATCCTTGCCAATTCTATAAAGCGCCCTGCAATTATCTGCTACGTTTCCATATAGTCGCTATAGTTTGTAAATTCTTTTTCGTCAAGTACCTGATATACAATGGTCTCCTTTTTGATTTTTTCCATTTACTTTGTCTCCTTATCCATTTTAAATCCATCAAAGTTGTCAATTTTATCATAAATATATGACCATCCTGAATCAATCATATAATCTGTAAACAAATGAGTGTCACACAGCTCTCGCAATTTTGCAATATTCTCTTCCGTTGCAGGATAGTCATGAAGTTGAAGTGCATTTGCAAGGTCATCTTCGTTCCAACGAACTGTACCAAACCATTCATCTTTCATTTATTTATCATCCTCTTAAAATTACATTTTGAATTTACTGCCGTACTACTGTATTTCATGTTCGCCATCATCCGTTTCAATTTTGTGTTCTGTTCATTATTCCTGTTCGGGAGTGGAAGCCTCCGAAACACTCCGCAAGGCTTCCGCTCCATTTCGTTTCTTACAACACAAGTTATCCCATGCCGTTCCAGCAACACGGCGATTTCATCCAAATTCAGGCCGTTCATGATTTGCCCTTTCTTCCAAATACGGCATATACTGAAATGCAATGCTGTACATTGGCCTTCCTGTGATATTGTCTTTAAATGTCTCAAGAAACACTTCTTTGCTAATGCCTTCAGCAACACACCAATCATTGATAACGCGCGTCGTAACCGGCGTAACGAATACATACAGATCAGAATTATGGTTGAACATCTGTTCGCGCGGATAACCTGCCTTTTCAAGCGCTTCCATTAGTGTAATACCCATCGTTTATTCCTCCGCCGCTGTTTCATCCTGTTTATTGTAGTTATACCATTCACGAATATAGGCCGAATCTGAACAATCTACTTCCCACGATCCATCAAGAAATGTTCCATTGTCAGGAATAGGAATGACACCTGCATCATCCTTTGCAATTTCGATTGCTTCATCAAGCGTTTTTGCCTCTACGTCAACCATACCCATCATTGTCCACGCGACAGGAATTCTCCAAGTTTTCATATTCAAATCCTCCTATAAAATCACTCTTTATTCTTTACTTCATTTAATCCTCTACGTCGTGCCACTTCAGGCCGCGCGCCCTATACAGGGGAATGAAGTGAGCAAGATAAAAATCGTAACCGCATCCGTCAATACCAAAGAAATAACCAAACTGTTCCGAATAGTAAACGCGGAATCCACACTGCGAAAGGGCTTCAACACCATTCCGTTCTTCAATCCAATATGTGTCGCATGGATCGTGAAACTGCCACATTGTTGACCACATCGGCAAAAGGCTATCGCGGTCAACTTCAAAGCAATCATCGCTAACAGTCACGCGCGTTCCGTCGTATAATTCAATATCATATGTAACATTATCCTGTTCGTCTTCATCCGTTTCAATGCCGACAATCTCACCATATCTTTCATCCGTTTCAATGCCAACAGGCATATCATACACATAGACGCGATCCGACAGGGAAGGAAGCGTAACTTCTTCCCAATCATCCATTTCAAATTCCATCAATTTTTCAATCATTCCGCTGTCGATTGCATCAAATCCATCCACCCAAAGACGCGTACATTCACCGACCGTTTTGTATTCTCTAGTCATTTTTTAATCCTCCATTACAATTCTCAATTCGTGGATCAAGTTTCTCAGATCGTCCAGTTTGTATTCCTGCGTTTTTGTCAGGTTCTTACTATGAAACTTGAAATAATCGAAAATATCATCAATGTTTCTGATAATGTCACTGTATTTCATGTTCGCCCTCATCCGTTTCAATTTTGTGTTCTGTTCAATATTCCTGCCCGGACGTGCAACAAAAATCATCCGGCTCAAAACAAACACCATCATAGTGTTCAAAAATGATATCATCCGGAATTTGTTCCGGGAATGTGATATCATCCGGAAGGATATCCTGCGTTTCATCCTGCCAAAAATAAGCCGTTTTCAGTTCGTCAAGTTGTTCACGGTTTAAATCCTGTACCATAAGCAGCATATTTTAATCCTCCATTTTGTTCAGTTCTTCGGCTATGTTCTTGTCCATTTGCTTTACTCCTTGTTTTCCAAAATCACATACAGAGCATGGGTTCTTTTTGGGAAAGAGAAATTTTTAACTTTCGCTTCCCTATGCTCTAGGCGGATATATCTTGTGTCGCCAACGGCTTGGTCGCCAAGACATTTTCCGTTTTGCCAAAGCACGATCCTGTCGATATCGGTTCCAAGCGAATAGAACATGTTGAGAAATTCGATTAGGCTCATTTACCTTACCTCCTTAATAAATCTTCCTCATCTTTTCCATTTATCAATTACAGTTCCAATTTTGTTATAGTAAATAAGCATCATTTCCTGTTCGCTGTTCAGGAATTTTCATAATCTCCGCGCCCTTTTTTAGCTTCCGCCATGATAATGTCAATGTTACGCATCAGCAATTCGCGCATATCGTCCAAGCGCATACTGACAAGATCATTGATTTCACGGATCACTGTTTCCTGTGTGATATTTCTGCAATTACAATGTACTGTCAGAATGATTTCGTCAAAAGTGATACCATCCAGCAGATTATCTTCTGGACGCAGATCGTCACCGAGAGTCCAACTTCTTACATCCATTTTCTTTCCCTCCTTATTTAGGTGAGCCGTTCCGCCTGTTCGGCAGCAAATGCAGCCACTTTTCGCAGTGTGTCCGCCGTCATGCTTTCCGGCACAGTCTCGCGGCCTGCAAGCATATGCGCCACAAAATCAAGCGCGCAATTGTCCTGTTCGTCGATCTCGCCCAAAAGCGCAGCCCAATCATGCCCCAAATGTGCCTCGCACCATGCACGGAATGCTTCAGGGCTTTCAAACCAGCGATCCGAATAATCCCCGAAGCACGATCCGCTGTTGCTTGCCTCCAGAACCACAAGCCCACAGGCAGGATTATAAAACAAGCTATACCATTGCCAATTTTCCCCGTCGTATCTGTCCCAACCGTTACTGTCAATCCGTTTCGCCGCTCCATAATCCGCAGCATAAAATTTCTTTCCGTTCACAATTTTCATTTGTATGTACCTCCGTTTATTTATTTATCTTTGTAATTCATTGCACACACTCCGTTCATCTGTCCGGCGCGCTGAAAGCGCGCCTGTTATATCTGTTACAAACTGATCTGTTTACGCGTAAACAGCAAATACAAGCCCATTCCGCAAAGGATAAGCGCGCCTCCGCCGTCACGCTCTTGCAATGTTTCGCCGTCTGCTACCAATACAAAACAGGCAACAGCGGCCGCGATCAAAAGCAAACCAAAAACCTTTTGCGCGATCCATGCAAGCGCGTTATTTCTTTCAGTGTTCATCTATTTGTTCCTCCGTTCGTGCTTTTCGTACTTCATCAGGCCGAAATTGAAATACCTTGTTTCGTTTTCCGTATAAACGCACGACCGGCACGTCCCATTTCGGCAATCATCAATATGTTCGCAGTTTTTGCAATCGTCCATTTTTTCCTCCGTTTATACTTAACCGGCACATACCCAAAACAGCGGCGCGGAATACCTTTTTCCTTTATACGGTTTGACACCTACGTTAAAAAATACTTTCTGCGCGTTCTGGATCTTGTTCAATTCTTCTATAAATGCATTAACGTCTTTTTCAGAGACTAGATAGCACATAGCGCGGTTCTGTCTCTTCCGTTCATAATAGTAAATCATGCGATCCTCCGTTTCCGTGTCCGGCAGGCGCGCAGCGCCTGCCGGTTATATCCGTTACACCTGCGCAACCGTAACGACGGCGCCGTCTAGCATGGACACATACCAGATAGCGCCGTTACAATCAATCAGGCGTACTCGAACGGAATGCCCATCCGCGTCGAAGGTTTCGTCTGTGATATAGTGGCCGTAGCGCAGCAGGCCGCGAACGACTTCATTTATTTTCGCCATTTTCGCCTCCGTGCGCCGCGTCGAATTCATCCTCCATGTCTTCGAGCGCTTCCGAAATGCAGCTTGAAAGCAGATAGCACCGGATCGTTACATCGCACGCCTCCGCGCCATTTTCGGCCATGTAAGACGATTCACACCCGAATTCCTCAAGCGCTTCTCCCAGCAAATCGAGATTATGACAAACATTTTCCTCCGCCTGCCATGCATTGCAAGTGTAACTCCCGGAAGCATTCCCAGTTACACTATCGTGTGCCCATAACTCATCGTTAAGATGGTCGGCGAGATCTTCGATCGTGTCATAATCCGCAAAATCGATATTTTCGCGGATATAATCGACAACATCATCATAAACAGCTTCGTGATAATCGTATCTTTCCATTATGTAATATCCTTCCCGGCCGTAGCCTGTCGGTTATATACGGTCAATGTCTCGCGTTTAACACGTCGTTGTAACTATCGCCAAACACAAAGCAACGGATAACGCGGTCAATTTCGCGCACGTCCTGCGCGACAAAATCCGCAACACTATAGCCAAATTCAAACGCGGCCGCTCCAATCAAATCGCCGTTTCCGCGCAGATTGTCCGCCGCTGTTTTTGCGTCCTCCGTGCGCCATCCGCAGCCGGTGCCGGTGACAGCCCGGAAAATATCGTCCTCTGTCATATGGCGCTTGGTATCAAGACAAGCGCGGATATCACTGCAAAGGGCTTCCCGATAATTGTATTTTTTCATTATGCAAAACCTCCATCTGCCGAAAATTGGCAGCTAGTTAAATTTCCCGCCGCTACTAGCTACACCTGAAACGGGTCACGTTCGCGGCGGTTATTCACTTGACAAAGTACAACGCTAGCGCTATACTAAATAACGCTTATGTATTTATGCTCGCTCATCGGCGAGCGCTTCCCGCGCTTCGGATTCTGTAGCGTACTCCACACCATCAAGAATGAAGCCGTATTCAGAATACATAGCGCCACCTCCCTTCTTGCCGTCGCGCGTGGGGCACGTCGGCTTGATTGGAGACTGTAAAACTTGAGATCCAAGTTTTTTTGAATGGGGCTTGTCATCTCTTGCTTACAATATGCATTATAGACTAAAACGAGACTATATGCAATTCGCAATATGAACAAAATTTAGACTATATTGTTGTGTAATTTGTAGACTTGAATTAGTCTACATTTTATAGTATAATATTAGACTACTCTATAAAAGGTTGATATAATGCTTGTCTATAAGATCGATATTTTGCAAGCCCTGAAAAATGCAGGCTATACCACCTACAAGATCAAAACGGAAGGCTTGCTTGCACAAGGCACATTACAGAAATTCAGGCGCGGCGAAGGTATATCGTGGTCAAACCTTGATACACTTTGCAGCTTGTTACAATGTCAGCCCGGCGATATCATCGCCTATATACCAGACGATCAGCAGCAGAACACAAAGCCATAAATGCAGCTCACAACAGGCACGGCCTCCGGCCGTGCTTTTTTTTGTGCCTGAAGCCGTATACACTGCAAGGCCGGACACGGACAGACACGCCAAACCAGAAAGTTACATTATGCATTTCGGATAACTGAAACCAGCATAGCACAGCACCGGAAGCACGTCAAGCCCATGAAAGCATTATCAGCACCTTGCACAAAATACAGTTAATCAAAATACATACTAGCACAATCAGCACAAAGCACAAGCCGAAGCAGCTACAACAGATAGCGTAATCAAATACAAGCACTATTTAACGCTCAAATCGTTTTTGCACGCTGACCATCAAACTATACCGGCCAAACAGTAAAACCGCTTACAGATTAAAATTTTCTGTCTCTACGTATATAAACCGAATGCACAAACCGTACAAGCACAAGCACAACGACAGTTTGCGCACCGTCACGGCCCGATCACCTGCACATGATAGACGTTGGACAGCTATACAAGCAAAGAACGAGCATATAAGCGTTTATAATGCCTATAGCTATAGTTACACTGCTACAAGCGCAAAACAGCATAGAGGATAAATAAACACGGTTAAACGTTAAACAGCGAATGACAGAATAAATAAAAGGATAAAATGCAGATACCAATGAAGCCGTATACACTGCAAAGCCCTCCGGCGCTTCCTGCTATCCGTAGCCTATCCGGCCTCCGTGATCCGTCTGTCTGCCTAGCTTCCTATATCTAAAAAAGAAGGTTATGCAAAGTGAAAAAGACGGAAAAACGAAAAATGAATGGGAAAAAGGTTATGCTGCTGCTGAAACTGAAAAATTCTTTTTAGACTAAAAGAAAAAAATCATCTCTAAATGTCATAAAATCGTGAACGTAAAATTATTTGATTTTTCAATGTCCCCGGAAGCCTAAAAAGATCGTTTTTATAGCAAAATGCACCCATATTCAATTCTGTTTTTTCATGGATTGCAGTATTAACGCCTGATTTTTATGCGCTATCCGGCTAATGGGGGGATATCTGACATTTTTAGCTTCACAGCGATTTTGCGACAAATGTCTAGTACATTCATCTACACCTCTTGCTTTCCCATTTTCACATTATCAAACCACTCATTCTTTTGGCCTTATAGTCTCAATCTAGCCAACTGAATATGAGACTCAATCTCAATTTCGTTCCAACACATGAATAATTTGAGAATTTTGAAGAACCTGAAAAATGAGAAGATGTAAAAATGACCGTAAAACCAATTTGTTGTAGCATGGCGACTACCACCACCGCAGCTAACATCACGGAACTAGGTACGATATGGGAAACAGAAGAAAAAATAAAAACCTTAACCGGGATTGGAAGTCTGTAGTTGGATGGTTGCTGCTGACTTCGGATTATTGTGTACGGTTACAAAAGAAGTTATCCGAAATGCATAAAATCAGTTTGACTTTTTGACCAATTTCTGATACAATAAAAGCATGAAATCAAAGACTTTTGTTGTACGGCATAAGGGGAGGTTACGACATTTTGGATAATGCTAGATACCAGTATTCCATCTTCGATACGGACTTTGAAGTGATTTCTACGGGTACGATTGGTTCCTCAAGATCAGTTGCTCAGAAGCATGAATGTAAGATTATAGACCTTACACAAATGTTTCCTCCGACATCGAAACCAAGGAACAACAACGTAGGAAAAGAGCAAACCGTATACCCTGTAAAGGACAAAGACCAACTTCAAGCGATAGCTTTATGGTTAAAGGCGAACAAAGATCCCAAGTATTACTTAGCATTTGCGATTGGAGTAAATACTGGCCTTAGAGCGAATGAATTGCTGAAACTAAGATGGTCTGATGTTTTATGGTCAGACAAAACCGTAAGATATATTGATGATATTGAAGACACGACAGACAGCATCACCGTATATCAAAGCAAGACGAAAAAGAAAAGAAAAATATTTTTAAATTCAGGATGCCTGTCTGCACTCAGGTGGTATGTGCGGAAGGCTGGCAAGCAACCAAGCATGGAATGTTTTTTATTCCCTTCGAGAGAGGGAGGAGCTATTAAGGTAGACACGCTTCGTAAGGTTCTGAAAGAAGCTGCACTAGCTTGTGGTGTACGGCAAAACATCGGTACGCATTCATTGAGAAAGACATGGGGATGGAGTGAGTACACATCCAACCCGACACTTCAGACAAACCGAGACATTGGACAACTCCAAATGCTATTTGGACATTCCAGTCCTCAGACCACCTTGCGGTATCTTGGTATTATGGATGAAGAGAAGAAAGCTCTATATCACGATATGTCTCTCTGTTTCGAATAACTAACTTGCCGATCCAGACACCTTACTGGTAAGGAACTAACTTATAGTTTCATTACAGGCGTCCACGCCTGATTCAATAGCGTTAAACCAAACTTATTGTTTCATTTATCTTAAATTTCGCTTAATTCAAACTAAAGCGCCTGCGGCGGAAAGGGCAGAACGAGCGTAGCGAGGGCACTTTCGTCATATAGTTCCCTCCCTTATAAACAAAAGTAATTTTTGCTTTTTTCAAAAACCTAGTGTTATCAATGCTTTGCGGGTGCTTTTGGAGATATTTATGCAGGAAAGTATGTAGTCCGATTGCATATTTTGCGTTTTTTTCGAAAAAATGACCACTCACTCTGCGACTTCTTCATCCTCTCCTTTGTTTCTCCCATTCTTTCAGATTTTGCACGTTTTTCTTCTTGTACGGTTCATTTTTTTTACGTTTTTCTAGTTCTCGTTGCATTTTCGTTGCCATTTCTTTGGCTTTTCTCATGATTTCACAGTTCGTTCACATCATTTCATGATTTTCGTGTGATTTTATGGTGCTTTTGTGTTGGTGCGCAGCGGGGCAGTGGTCACATCTTCCGGCAGGTCGATTGAATATCGCCTGCCGGTTGCTTTCACGCGAGTTATCCGAAATGCCTAAAATATTGCTTGACAAATCCTGAATCATGGTGTACTATAATAACGCAGTTAACCGAAATGCCTAAAGCATAATCGGACAACTGCAAAGCCGGACACCTCAGACGAGATGTCCCTATTTAAAAAATATGAGTTATCCGAAATGCATAATACCAAAAATTGAATTGAGGGGAGAATGGAATTGACTTTTAGAGAGTTGTTGCAAGCCGAGCATCCGGACATGGTTGACGAAAAGTGGGCTGGCGGGTGCTGCGGGTGTCCATGTGATTATGGGTACGAGTCTTGTGTCGCAAAAGATGGGCTTTGCCGTCCTACTCATGCTTGGAGGAATAATTGTAGACGTTGCTGGGATAGAGAGTCTGGCCTCGACATTACTGCTGCGTATGACGAAGATGACACGGAGCCGGTTGCCGAATCAGACGATATGTTGGAGTCTGACGATGGTGGTGAGGTGTCGTGCAACTATTGCAATCACTACAAGGACACGCCGTGGTGTGTAGACTGCGAGGACAAATGCTACGTGTGTGTGCATAAGGCCGTGTGCCGGTTTACGAATGAATTTTTCGGTGAGCGCAAAATCTGCCGAAATTTTTTAAAGGCATAAGTTATCCGAAATGCATAATTTGAAAGGATGAAGAAATGAAGTACAAGCTGAAGGACGGAGAAAGATATGGCCTGCCGAAGCAGGTTGAGGCGTTTCAGTACAACGGAGTGCTTTACGGTGAGCCGTGGGTGACGAAAGCGTTCAATGATGGGGTGCTGTTTTGGGACTCAGACGAGTTGGGCGGGTATCCGCGCAATCCGTTCCTAAGAGTTGAAGATGATGATTATAGCGTGGATTGCGGGGATTATCTGATTCTCTGTGGCAACGGTGAGATCGAGATGTGCTCCAAGGATGTTTTTGAGTCTGTGTATACGAAAGGGGTCTGATGGATGGAGAGTCTTGAAGAATACATGAAAGCCAATGGCTACACATTGGGCGAGGATGCAAGTCGGTGGAGCGCGCTTGGGTATGTAGTGATGGGGCTATATGCCAATGGTGTCATTACGGATGATGAATGGCCGGTTCTTGTAAAGCGGTTTGCTGAGAAAGCTTCGGAGTCTGTGACCGTGGTGGGCGATGAGTAAGAAACTGCTGGTGGCCTGTGAAGAGAGCCAGAGAGTGTGTGCGGCGTTCCGCGCGGTTGGTTGGGAGGCGTACTCGTGCGACCTTCAGTGGTGCTCCGGCGCACATCCTGAATGGCATATTATTCAGGATGTGCGCCGGGTGATGAATGGTAATTGTAAATTCGTAACGTGTGATGGCGTTGAGCACGAAATAGTTGGACGATGGGATATGATAATTGCTCATCCGCCTTGCACGTACATGAGTGTAGCTGGTGCTTGCCGGATGTATCCGCACAAAGGTCAGATTGACCATGCGCGGCTCGAAAAGGCGATGGCTGCGAAAGAGTTCTTCATGGAGTTGTATAACGCTGACTGCGATCGAGTGTGCATCGAGAACCCGACGCCGTTAAAGGTCGTTGGTCTGCCACAAGCGACGCAGGTCATTCAGCCGTACCAGTTTGGGGAACCATGGAGTAAGCGCACGTTGCTGTGGTTGCGCGGTTTGGATCCGCTTGAGCCGACAGGAATAGTAACTGACTACAAGCCGTTTGTTCCGAGCGGGACAGGGCGTAAACTTGGCGGCGAAACATACGGCGCAGCAATACCGCACGAAGGAAAGGCAAGAAGTGTAACGTTTAAAGGCATCGCAAAAGCGATGGCAGAACAATGGGGTGATTTAGATAAACAAATGTGCAAGTTGGCATGAGGCCAGCAAGGATGGGAGCGTGTATCCGGCAGATAGATGCTGGGGAACAAGAGAATGTGATCCGTGCAGTTGCGGAGGCGATGAGACAAAGTGTGATTTCTATCCTGAGAGACGTAAGACGGCTTTGAAGAAAGAGAAAAAACATACTCAGCAAACCAATATCGTTTGGCATAAGGGAAACAAGCTGCCGAAAAAGGATGGCGAGTACCTGTGCTGTGATGCACCGTATTTCTTGTATCGAGTGCTCGATTTCGCAACTGATTTGTCTAAAGTGGACGATGAATTCGCTGGTATTCGCCGTCCTGGGTTTTACGATGTTGATAGTGAATGGGGCTATGTCGAGGTAGACGATGTTGCGTGGTGGGCGGAAATCACGCCGGATTGTCCGGGAAAGCGGAATTAGCATGATTGATATTGGATTTGAGCCGCCGCTTGAGCCGCGTGCATATCGTGTACCGGTTTGTCCCGTGTGCGGATCTGAGACGGACACGATTTTGCGAGATATGGATAACGTTATCGTTGGGTGTCCAGAGTGTGTGGAAGCGGTTGATGCATGGGCATTAGAAAGAGAGGTTGTTGATGAAATTTAAGTTGGGCGACAAGGTGCGCGTGAAAGATAGTTCGAAAGTGTTACATTCTCAGTACAGAGGAAGAGTCGGCAAAATTACTGGTGTTGCTCTTGTTGATGTTGATGAGTACGGATATGAGGTCGATTTTGCTCCGGGATATTATTTCTTTGCTGATAGTCTTGAGCCTTATGACGCAGAACGAGATGCCGATATGGAATATAAAGTCGGCGATCGTGTTATTGCAGTTGATAATATCGGTTTGCATCCGAATGGTTCACGTGGAATTATTACTGCTATTTATAAGAACCCGCCACACAACGATGATTTTGATTATCGTGTCAAATATGACGATGATGATGCCAACAACCTATGGAGCAAAATCGTATCTCTTGAATCGGACAGTATTTCTGCGGCCACATCTAAAAAGCCTGTCGTTGCACCGCTCGTGCATGGCAAGGAGTCGGTACTGGAAAGTAAAATGGAATATCCGTCTATCGTAATTACTTGCAAAGGCCAAAAAACAAAAGCGGTTCTCAAACGTGGCGATGAAGTTTTGAGACGCGCGACGGCAAGTTGCCATCTAGAAGATGATTTTGACCAGTACGTTGGTGCGAGTATTGCGCTTGATAGACTGTTTGACCGACCAGTTGATATGGATGCTTATGAGCGTACTGAGCACTCCGATATGTCTAAGCCGTTCGAAGGCAAGGCTGTGTGCGTTGAGAAAAATAAGTCGTGCCCCATTTCTACGCGTTTTACCATTGGCAAGGTATATGAGTTTAGCAACGAGTACGTTGTTGGCGACAACGGGGTCTGGTATGCTGCGGCATCAACGATGGATGAAAACTGGGTTGTCTTGGGTGCAAAATTTATTCCGTTTACTGACGCGAGCCCTACTGCGACACGGTACGAAGGCACAATCGTTTGCGTAGATTCTAATGCGAAAATGTTCACGCCCGGCAAAGCCTATAAAGTCAATGATGGTTGCGTCTACAATGATGCTGGAGTCCTGACGATTAAGGTTGATAGCGATAATATTGATGGCCTTAACGATGAGTTCGATGTCATCGGTGCGCGGTTTGTGGAGTTGGTGGAGTAATTTATGATTCATCTTGGAGATATTACGAAAATTGATGGCATTTCGGTCGAGCCGGTGTGGTGCGTGACGGGCGGGAGCCCGTGTCAGGACCTGAGCATTGCGGGCAATCGAGCTGGCTGAAGCGCGCCTGTATAACGTAACGCATTCTGAAAACGCAGTTCCGGCAGAAGCGGAATTTTACTCGTTGTGCGTCAAGGCTCTGGAGGAATACCGTTGGCGTTACGAGTAACGAAAAGCCAGAAACGCTTTTCGCGTTTCGATCTGATGATATTGGCAAGACGGTATTCTTGAGCGACCCGGATGAAATGAGGTGATTTAAGCGGGAGATTGTATTGATTTGTGTTCGTTGTGTGTCTATGGTTCTCCGAGCAGCTTGAATGGTGGTTGTTGCATTTGCCCGGCTGTTGGACGTGATGTGGTGAATGAATATGACAAAATTCGGTCTATGAGCGACGGAGAAATGAAGGACTGGATCCGTTCACTATGGGACGTTGCGTCGCACATGGGTATGCTCAGAGCTAATGAAATTCAGGAAGCCACGCAGAAGGTTGTTGATGAAACAATGAAGCAGCGAGAAGAGTACATGAGCAAGACGGCTAAGTTATTTCTGGATGATGAAATGGAGGAATGGATGGGTGGATGAGAGAAGTCTTGTTGCGGTAAGCATTAAGCATACGATTTCTGGTTGGAAATTTGGGATGCCGTGTTGGCTGTGGGGACGTCGGACAGAGAACGATGAAAAACGGTCGTTCAGTGGCTACACGCAGTATCCTAACGTTGCTGAAGTGTATTCGCTTAAAGAATGGCAAGAAAGTGGATACGGCGCAGGCGATGTGTGTAAAGTGGACGAGCCTGTGCAGATGTGCATTGGCTTCTGCAAGAAATGGAAGAAATATGATACCGTGCTTGTCCCGTTAGACCAGTACATCAAATACTGTGAGTGTGCTTGTCTGCCGCTTGATAAGCCGAATGAGAGTTGACGATGAGCGGAACTTTGAGGTGAGTCATGAGGCTGATTAACGTATACGATCTGGAACAACTTCTGCTTGAGGAACGTGCTCAAGTGCCTGATGGCAAGTTCGGCGATGCAGTGCGTTGTGGTATCAGGATGGCTTTAAGATGCATGGAGCGGTGTGTTCCGGTTGAGGTTGTCTATTGCAAGGATTGCCAATACCGTTCATCTGGTAATTGTGAGCATCCTCGACATCATGGAGTCTTGCCTTCGGCCTATCCTTTCGATTTTTGTAATTACGGGGTGAATAAACATGGAAATTGACGTTTGTCCTGTGTGTGGCGCGAATCTCTTTCACACGACGATTCATGCGTCTGTGCTGATTGATTGCCATTTTTGTGTGGAGTGTGGCTATCGTAGAGAGAAGATCCGTAAGACGCCCGGCATCAAATCTGGTCGGTGCGTGAATGGGAAGTACAGAGAGGTGCGCTATGGTATTCGATAGGAATTTCGAACCGAATGTTGACGATGCGAGAGCCGTTATCGCCGATCTGCAATATTTGCTTCGCAACAACCGGAATCATATACATCTTTCTCCGTCTGCGAGTGCTGCTGTTTCGCAAGCTGTGCAGGTAATTGAGGATATGATTGAGGCGAGGCAGACGGACTATGAGATTTTTCACGCTTATATTGATGGCTCAAAGCAGGCGGATGTAGAAATTAAACGGTACATTGAGCAGTACCAAGAAAAATTGTCGAAATATGAAGGCGAGGATGTTGTATGAGACGGATTGAATACTATCGGGCGATGAGTCCAGATTTGCTGGCGTATGCAATGAGCCAAAAATGTATTCGTAGTATTTGCGATATTGTCTGTGACGGAGATTGCGCGGCAATCCCGAATCTCCAATATTCGTCGAATGAGGTTTGCCGCAGGATCATCCGGAATTGGCTAAATGAAGAGATTTGAGGGGACGATAGCTAATAAAAATTAAGGTTTGCGACTCCATTATGGGTAGCGGGAAGACCGAGAGCGCCATTACTCAGATGAACGAGGACTTAGACAGCCGGTACATTTTTGTGACGCCGTATCTTAGTGAGGTCGAGCGTATTAAGAATGGTTGCCCGGCGCGTGATTTTGTTGATCCGCAAGATTATGGACGAGGAAAGTATGTCGATTTCCTTAGACTCTTGGGAGAAAAACGGTGTATTGCGACAACGCACGCTTTATTTAAAAGGTGCGATCCGGAGATGACGCAACTTATTCACGATGGTCATTATAAGCTCATTTTTGATGAATCGTTTGAAGCCGTTAAAGAACTTAGCATCGGTGAAAGCGACTTCAATACTCTTCAAGAATTGAGGCTTATTAGTATTGATGCTGATGGATATATTGATTGGATTTCTACGGATGATAAAAATGTTTTTGCTCAGAAATATAAAGACATATTTACATCTGGTCGAGTGAGGCGCTTTAACAATACGGTTTTTGTGTGGACTTTCCCAATTAAAGTTTTCGAGGCGTTTGAGGAAGTCATTATCTTAACTTATTTATTTGATTCGCAGGTTCATAAGTATTATTTTGACATATACGGTATTGAATTTGAGAAAATTGGAACTGTGGTCGAAGACGGTCATTATCGGTTTAGCACAGAGAGAAAAAATCCAGAATATGCGCGGTTGCTAAAATATCAGATTCACATTCTGAATAATAAAAAAATCAATTCAATTGGAGACAAATCTACCGCTTTGTCAGTCGCATGGTATCAGAAAAATCGTGGTAAGGACGAAAGAATATCAGTTCGGCAACTCAGCAAAAATTTGGCGAACGTTTTTGGCAACATTTATAACGCGAACAGCAAAACGGCTTTGTGGACAACATACAAACGCTATATGGATGATGTTGCAAATGGACGCTGGAAGAAGAGCTACCTTCAATGTGCTGCACGAGCCACTAATGAGTATAGAGATAGATGCCATCTTGCTTATTGTATCAACCCATATCTGAATCCGTTTATGAAGCGATATTTCAGCAGCTATGGCGTTGAGGTGAAAGAGGACGAGTACGCTTTGAGTGAGATGATCCAGTGGGTGTGGCGAAGCGCGATTCGAGACGGCAATGAAATCTGGATTTATATTCCGAGTTCCAGAATGAGACGGCTGTTTTCTAATTGGCTGGACGAGCTGGCAAAGGGTTAAAGAAAGGGTGGTTGAGTGAACGACATCAAAGAAACTGTCATTGAGCACATTTATGGTGATAGTTGGTGGGGTGTGTCTACGAGCGAATGGACTTGGCGTAATAAGATTCTGAAACTCAAAGATAAATTTCCTGACAGTGTACAGATTGTTGCGGACAATGAAGATGGCAGTCTATACGCCAAGATTCCGTTTAAGTTGGTAAAGATTTCGAAGCCCAGACAGGTTCAGATGACAGATGAGCAAAGAGCTGCGTCTGTTGAGCGGCTTAAAAAAGCAAGAGAGATGAGGGGAACAAAAACGTAATGGCAAATAGACGAGGCACGTGCCTGTGGTGCGAACAATGTGAGGCGTGCAGTACCAGATGCGGGCACTACACACCGGAAGATGATTTTAATATGAGCGAGTCATTTTACATGAGAATCCTTCGTGAAAATGCAAGGACATATAGCAACATTACTAAGGATTTTAGTCACGGTGGTGATATTTTATAAGTAACACTAAAGCGGTCTATATCATTTCAGCGGATGCCAAGGATTTATTTCTCTCTAACTATTCCAATGACTTCTGTAGCGGGTATGGAATTAGGTATCGGACGGGGGATAATCGTGGCGCGATTAACACGAGGAAGTTTATAAACACCTTAGATTACAGTAAAGACCTTATTAAACTTCCTGAAATCTATGAGAAAGTCTACAGGCGAATGGACTTTTCATTCAATATCCGAGGCAAGGAGTATTGCAGAAGAGTTATTAACGTCACGTTTAAGTATAGCGTAAAGGAGTATAACCGCTTTGGGAGCGGCCTCTATATCAAATTTGGCTATACCCAGTCAGATGTAACTATGAAAGATGGAGTGTGTCTAATTGACGGTGAGTTGGCCGCAATTCAGCTTGGACAGCCAGTAGACAACCCAATTTCAGATGAATTGCTCGGCGATTACTTCTGTTTCGAGGATGGCGCGTACCAACTTACAGGCAAGGCAATGAAAGTCCTGTACTCGGTGGCGCAACTTCGTGAAAAGTTGTACAAGGATGGATTTGTTTGTGATGGCATTCGATTCTGCCGGTTTAAGCGGAGCAGCGGCAGTAGCCGTGTAGGCAAATGTTTGTTCATAGACGAAAAACTGTACAGCCGTATTCACAAGTGGGAAATGTGTGGACTCAAGATCAAGGAAGGGCAGCAGGTAGACTTAGCAGCTCTCGAAGCGTATATTGCGCTGTCGTTGAGCAGCATTATCGGACTGATTAGCATCCGGCCTGAGAATTTCTTAGTCATTGACGATTACAATAGCGTATTTAAAGACAAAGTTATCGCTGTCAAGGCGGGCAGCGATGGTTGGCTCACATCTGCACCGGAGGAAGTTGAGGTCAGCAACAGCATTTGGGACGGTCAGTCTCTTATTGATAAGAGTTTGCTTGGAGAGTACGAGGACAAGGGCATGGTTCTCTTGCGGAACCGTTTCTTCAAGTCAGCGTGCTTCAACTGTAACCTTCAGCAATTCTTTGCAGATCACGGGATTACGGATGTCAGTCAACTCAATGGCCGGACATTTGCCAATGATATTAGTGATGTTAAGATCGTTACGACACCGAGCAGTATCAAATACCTGAAATTTGGCACGCTTGAAAAATGGTTGCAGTTGCTTGATGAGGACGGAGACTTCGGTGTAGTGAAATATGAGAAACCGACGCATTTCTTTGACGGCGACATGGTTCAGACGCACTATCAACTCTTGAACACCTTGCAGATGTCTCAGGACGATGTATCAGCGCTTGTACAACCGTCTCTTGACTATCTGAGTCTTATTCAAAGCGACCCGACCATCTTGAGATTTCATATCAAGTATGGCGGAGCTGATGAGAAAATCTCGTCTGCTGCAACGACAAATGATGTTGTGTATCAGATGCTTGGGCTTACTGATAAGTTTTCTGGGACAAAACTGTATCATGAGTTTGTGCAGGATGTCTCGCGTGCATTCAAAAAGAACTTGCGGCGAGGGCATTTGTTGGTACATGGCAACTACTCGACGTTGCTTGGCAATCCGATTGAGATGCTGTATTCAGCAATCGGACAATTTGATGGGACGAGTCAGATTGGTGTCGGCAATGTGTACAACAAGAGTTTTGCCTTTGGACAAACTCTGCTTGGTAGTCGTAGTCCTCATGTGACAGTGGGGAATGTATGGATAACCCAAAATAAAGATAATGCGGAAATTTCGCGGTATATCAACGCGACAAATAATATTGTGTGCATCAATAGTATTGGAGAGAACGTACTGATGCGTTTGTCAGGTGCGGATTAACCTCAAAAGTCCGCCATGAGCAGGAATGTTCATGTAAAAAGGTTGGTGAACCTCTAAATAGAGGGTGTCTCAAACGAGGCTAACGGTAGAAATCTAAACATAACACAGAAGTAAATTATTGATTTCATTAAAAGGAGGTGGCAAATGGAAGAATATAGACCGGTGAAGGGATATGAGGGGTATTATGAAATAAGCAACTTTGGAAATTTGCGTTCTGTTGACAGAATCGTTGTGCGCAACGATAATGTTAAACATCATTACCGTAGGCGGTATATGACAAAGAGGTTTAATCGGGATGGCTATCCGACTTATAAGTTGTCAAAGGATGGCGTCGGTAAAATCAAATTTGCGCATAGGCTTGTCGCAGAAGCGTTTTTAGACAATCCAAATCAATATAGCGATGTGAATCACATTGATTCTAATAGGGCGAATTGCAATCTTGATAATTTAGAATGGCTGGATCACAAAAGTAATGTCAGTCAATCTATTTCCGAGGGAAGGCATTTTTGCACGCGAGATATTAAAGGGGCGAATAATCCTAACTACGGGAATACGACGTTACATGAGTTTTATCAACAACATCCAGAGGTTGCGAAAACATTATTGTCTCGTAAGGGAACACATAATGGGCGTTCGAAACCCGTAGTTTTGATAGACAATGATAATGGTACGTCTATTCCTTTCGGCTACATTGGTGAATGTGTTGACTATTTGATTAAATCATTTAACTTAGATGTTAACGTGGCTTATGTAAGACAACGAATTTCCACGGCTGCTAATAATGGGAAGCAATATCTAGGTTTAAATTTCAAATTTATTTAATGTGTTATTGCATGATGTTACCGTGCCAAGGCTTTTGCGAAAGTGAAAGTAAGGTGTAACGATCACCGGAAATAAGCTAAACAGCAATGCACGCTTAGACCGGGTACACTGCGGTGAAACTCCGTAGCTTGGAAGCGCCAGCCCACCTATGAAGGTGAATGAGATGATCTACTCCCGTACTAAAATATCGGGAAACCGAGGGTATAAAGGTTTGACAGCGATGTGGTTATGTTAACAGACAATCCAATCCTAATTGGTGCAGCACAAAAGAATTATGATAAGTTTCTTGTGCCGACGAGTCTTGTTGATGCCAAAAAGGTCGTGCGCCATTACACGAAAGAAGAGCAGGCTGATTTGGATATCAAGACATCGGTAAACAAGATCGGCGAGATCGTGAATCTATCGCAGGAACTCAATACGAAACTTTGGGACTTGCTTAACGGTGGTTGCAGTTTTGAAGATGTAGAGGAACTGTATTGCGACATTGCAAAGCTGGATATTCTTTCCGGAATTGAGATCGATAAGGCGAAGAAAGAATTTGCAGTTGATAGTGTCGCAGAAATCAAAAAACTGAAAAAGAAATATTGTGAGCACGATGAGCGTGGACGGCAAATCAAGCCGAATTTCTTTGGTAAGATTGCGCGGATGAAAGGGTATTACGATAGTGAGAAGAAGAACTATCGATTCCATGATACGTCGATGGATTACCTTCAGCATTGTTTGAATGGCAACAGAAATCCGAATTACAAGTCTGAGACGATTCCGTTCTCTGACCTGCTCAAACCGAATGAGTCGCGGCAGAGTGTGTGGTATCCGCAAGTCAATCGGATCCTTGGCCTTGTGCGAAACATGAGAGATCAGGTTAAGGCGGTCTGGAATAGTACGGATGATGGGTTGGATAATGAGATGAAAGCCATTATGACGGCTGAAATCAAAGACGAGTGCCAGCAGTACATCAAGGCAATCCATCTGAATCCGAACACGGCGTATCGTCTGTTGCTGGCGATTGAAGATCCGGCAAACAAGGATATTTCGCGCAGCTTGTTCTCCATGTTGTTCTCAATCCCGAATGATAATTTTGTCAGTTTGCTTGAAGAACGGCGAGAACCGTTGCAAGGAATCGTTCAAACGGACGCCGGAACCATTGAAATCTACGGTCGCAGGTATCGTAAAGTCCCTCTGTTATCAACAAAAACAGCGTGAATTTTCGTTAAAAATGCACAAAAATTTGCGATTTCGCAAGATTTCGAATTTTGGCTAATTGCAGAAACCGTTGAAAACACTAGGTTTTTTAGATTGGTCAATTTGTGGTCATATAGGATGGGGAAGAAATTCTCCATCCTATTTTTGTTGTTAAAGGATGATTGATTTTTGGTTCCTATCACTAAGGATGAGAAGATGGCACTGATGAAGCAGTTCCCGCACAAGACGTATCCGCGCACGATGAAACAAGACTCGAAGCGCGGCCACTATTATTGCGTCGAAGAACCTAGACTTATGCGAGCGCTGAGAGCGTATCGACAGTCGAGAGTGATTGAAACGCATGCCGCAAAGCGGCGTTGATGGGTGGTGCGTGTGTGAACCCGAAATATGCAAAGTATGAAAATGAAACCGATTATGAGTATGGGCTGAGGCTGATTTCCATCAAGGTCGAGGAATCGCCCGACGATCTCGACTGGCAAGACATCGTTGAGGCGCTTGACCTCAATATTCACAGAGACAGCCTGCGCAAGGCTGCGTCCACGACTCCGTATTCCGGTTACTCTGTCATGCAGTATTTTAAAAAGAAATACGCCTGTGAACAGGTTGCAGATGGCGGCAATTACGCTGATGAGATTGATGTGAAAATCGGTCAGATGCGCAAAGAGGCAAAGAAGCTCTTTGACCAGCGCCGTGAGTTTAATAAGCTCGTGGATAAGCTCGGTAGGGAAGAGCACCTTGAAGACCAGCTTGTAGATGCAGCGAATCGTTTGAATGAACTGCAACCTCTTGTCGAGCAGAAAGAATTTATTCATTGCGGTGATAACGAAGCTATTGTTGTGTTTGCTGATTGGCATTACGGTCTTGTGGCGGACAACATTTGGAATCACTATGACACAGATGTTTGCCGTGAGCGAGTTGAAAAGTTCGTATCTAAGGTAATGAATCGTTTGTTCCTGCACGAATGCAAACGGTTGCACGTCGTGCTCCTTGGCGACGCAGCTCATGGAGCGATTCATACATCTTGCCGCGTTGCGTCCGAGGAACTTGTATGCGATCAGGTCATGCAGGTGTCTGAGATTATGGCACAGGCAATTTCTCGTCTTGCTGATTGCGTTGATGAGACGGTTGTCCATGCGACATATGGTAATCACCTCCGCACGGTACAGGATAAGAAAGATAGTATCCATGCTGACAACATGGAACGGCTGATTCCGTGGTGGCTTCAGCAGCGCCTTAAATACAGAATGGACGTTGTATTCCCGTCTGCGGAGTATTATGAGTTTCTATACTTTGACGTCTGCGGCTACAAGGTTTGCGCGACGCATGGCGACCTTGATTCTGTGCGTGATGCTGGCCGTAAACTCAATACGCTGTTTATGAAGAAGTATGGCAGCGGAATTGACTATGTGCTCCTTGCAGATAAACATCACATCGAAGAATTTGAGGAACTTGGCATTGACTCAATGATCGTGCCTAGTCTTTGCGGCGTTGATGAATACGCAAACAATAAGCGTCTGTATTCCGCGCCGGGGCAGTTGATGCTCGTGTTTAATGAACGCGAGGGCAAGGATGCGACGTATCAAATCAAATTAAATTGAAAGGTTGAACTAAAATAAAGAAAATTGATATTGTAAATAAACTTTATGATCTTGGCTATCGAAAATCTCAAAGCCGATATGTCATTGACGATATTTTTGAGATTATTTCTGATGCCATTATCAAGAGAGAGCGTGTTGTCATTAGGGGCTTCGGTGCCTTTGATGTGAAAATGCATAAGGGGCGTATGGGTACTGACCCAAAAACGCTTCTGCCTATGCCGTATGACGATTACCCGGTCATCACGTTTACGCCTGGCGATCTGTTGAAGGAATCTGTGAAGACTGGCAAGAAGGTCGAGCATATGTATTGCAAAGAGCCTGAGTCGGAATCTGAAAAGTAAATAAAATATACCCGCCGGAGTTTGCGAACTGCCGGTGAAAGCTCAACGTGGCGGAATGAGAAAGGCCATGAACTTGAAATTCTTGACGCCGAAAGGTATTGTGCTGTCGTGAAGTATATGTTTGGAAATATCCAAAATGCATAAAAAGTTGTTGACACGTCGTGATTCTCGTGGTATATTAAATATGCGAGTTATCCGAAATGCATAATATATTTTGCGATACTGGGATGTGGTGTAATGGCAACACATCAGACTTTGACTCTGATATTGTGGGTTCGAATCCCGCCGTCCCAGCCATGCGGGTTTTTAGCTCAGATGGTTAGAGCGGCTGACTCATAATCAGATGGTCGGGGGTTCGAATCCCTCAAAGCCCACCATACAGTAGGGCTGGACAAGTCCGAACTTAACGCTCGTGGAGATTATGCAAGACCTAGTAATAGGCAATGGTCGTTGAAGCGAGAATCCATTGGCTTTAGTCATTGGAAGGCCAAAGATAATCGGTCAATCTCGGTTCGAATCCGAGTGGGGGTTCCACAATCTGTGTGCTACGTATACACTGCGCATGGCTCCTATGGGAGAAAGGTGAGTATGCGGCTGGTTAGCGCTCCGGTCAAAGTTAAAAGCGCACAGACGGCAGCTTGACTGCCCGTCGTGGCCATGATGCAGTTAGCGGGATTGCCATCCGCATAACTGTTGAGCCTTAAACAAGGGTTGGGCGGTTTCCACAGGGCAATGTAGGCCGATGCCGAAAGAAAACGCCATTTCCATGCTTCTATAGCTCAGTTGGTAGAGCGGCTGATTTGTAATCAGCAGGTCGGGGGTTCGAGTCCGTCTGGAAGCTCCAATGGCCGTTTGGCCGAACCTAACAAGCCTCTGCTAAAGCAAGCGTATCATGTTGGGTCGTGTGTAAAAGTAGCGAAATCGTGCTGCTTTTTTGGGAGGATCATTGCTGAGATGAGCACAGTGACGACTCTTGTTTTCAATCGCGTATGGAGAGGCGGTTAGTTGCGTAGGCTCAATGCGCTGCTAATCGCCGAATTTGCCGGTGTGATGGAATTGGTAGACGTGCTTGACTCAAAATCAAGTGCCGCGAGGCGTGCCGGTTCGAGTCCGGCCTCCGGCACCACAACAAAGGAGGTGAGATATGATGGAATATAGTTATAAATTCAGATTGTATCCGAATAAAGAACAAGAGGATTTAATTCAACGCACATTTGGTTGTGCTCGGTTTGTGTTCAATCATTATCTCGCCGAACGAATTGAAATGTATAAGGCAACTGGAAAATCTCTGAATTTCTTCGATCAGAACAAGAATTTAACCAGCTTGAAGAGACAAGAAGAAACGATATGGTTAAAAGAAGTCGATAAATGGGCATTACAAAACGCCCTTAGAGATTTGGATGCTGCCTATAGAAATTTTTTCCGTAGAGTAAAGAACGGCGAGAAGCCGGGCTTCCCAAAGTTTAAGAGCAAACACAATCACCGGCAGAGCTATCGAAGCCAGTGTAGCAGCGGGAACATTAAAGTCTTCGACAAATCCATTCAACTTCCGAAACTAGGAAAAGTCAAATGTCGTGTCTCGAAACAAATTAAAGGTCGGATTCTTTCTGCGACGGTCAGTCAGAACCCTAGCGGGAAATACTTCGTAGCTATTTGTTGCACAGATGTAGAAATGGAGCGGCTGCCAAAGACCGGCGCGACTATCGGGTTGGATATGGGAATCAAGTCATTTGCGGTCACGTCGGATGGCGTTGAGTATCTGAACCACAAGTATCTTGCTCAGTCAGAAAAGAAACTAGCCAAATTACAACGTCAACTCTCCCGAAAAACAAAGGGGAGTAATCGTTGGAACAAAGTTAGGATCAAAGTCGCAAGAGCGCATGAACACGTGGCCAATCAGAGACAGGACACGATGCAAAAATTGTCTACTCAGCTCATTCGTGAGAATGACGTGATTTGTATCGAAGATTTAGCACCTAAGAATATGGTGCGAAATCACCACTTAGCAAAGGCCGTTTCAGATGCAGGATGGGGTGAGTTTCGTAGGCAGTTGCAGTACAAAGCGGATTGGTATGGAAAGAAGGTCGTTGCGATTGACCGCTTTTATCCGTCTAGTCAACTTTGTTCCTGCTGCGGAACGCAGTGGGTAGGAACAAAAGACTTGTCCGTGAGAAACTGGGTTTGTCCTGTCTGCGGCGCACGTCACGATAGGGACGTGAACGCCGCAAGAAATATTTTGAATGAAGGATTGCGCCTGTTGGCGTAACCACATAGTAGGGCTGGACGAGTCCGAACTTAACGCTCGTGGAGATCATATAAGACTTGTTAAGCAAGCAAAGATCAATGAAGCGAGAATCCCCTGCCTTTAGGCATGGAGAGTGTCAATTGTAATTAGTGCTCAAATGTGGAGAGTTACCGAAGCGGTCATAACGGGGCGGTCTTGAAAACCGTTAGGCGGCAACGCCACAGGGGTTCGAATCCCTTACTCTCCGCCATATAAATAATAAATCATATAAAGGGGAATTATTTGTTGGAGTCCAAGGTCTTCGAAATTATCGAGAAAGAAAAGTACCGTCAGAAAATCACTTGTGAGCTGATTGCAAGTGAGAATTTTGTATCTGAAGACGTTATGAGGGCTGTTGGTTCATGCCTCACGAATAAGTATTCTGAGGGCTATCCGGCCGTAAGAGCGTCTGGCAATAAAGGTCGCTATTACGGTGGCTGTCGGTATGTCGATGAGCTGGAAGAGTATTGCTGTGATAAGTGGCGTGAGGCGTTTAACACTGACTATCATGTCAATGTGCAACCGCACTCTGGATCTCAGGCCAACATGGCCGCTTATTTTAGCGTGCTAAAACCGGGCGACACGATTCTTGCTATGAGTCTCGATAACGGCGGACATCTCACGCACGGCTCTGGCGTGAATTTCAGTGGCAAGTTGTTTAACACCGTGTTTTACAACGTGGATGCAAATGGTTTTATCGACTACGACGATATTGACCGCAAAATCAAAGAGTGTAATCCGGCTCTCGTTCTTGCTGGGGCATCTGCTTATAGTCGCATCATTGATTTCGAGCGCATCTATAATATTATTAAGGCAAACTCGACTGACGAGTATAAGCCGTATTTCATGGTGGATATGGCACATATTGCCGGACTCATTGTTGCTGGCGATCATCCGTCCCCGTTTGGTCTTGCCGATATTATCACGACCACGACGCATAAAACGTTGCGCGGCCCGCGCGGCGGCATGATTTTCTGCCGTCCTGAGCTTGCAAAGAAAGTGGACAGTGCTGTATTTCCGTGCTGTCAGGGCGGCGCGCTTCAGCACGTCATTGCTGGTAAGGCTGTCGCCGCCGAAGAGGCATGTACTGATGAGTACAAAGAATATATTCATCGTGTGGTGCGCAACTGCAAGGCGATGTGTGATGAGTTTATTCGGCTCGGCTATAAGGTTGTGACGGGTGGTACGGACAACCATCTGTTTCTGCTTGACCTGACTGAAACCGGTCTGACAGGGAAAGAAGTCCAGGATGAACTTGACTTGCACGGAATCACACTTAATAAGAATTGCGTTCCGAATGAGACACGTTCCCCAATGCAGACGTCTGGCGTGAGAATCGGTACTGCGGCAATGACAACGAAAGGGTATTGTGCGTGTAATTTCGTGGCTGTTGCGCACAAGATTGACTATGTCATTAAAGACATGATGCGTAAAAAGATGGAGGATGTATATGAAATACACAAATGAGGGAACCATGAAGGAAGATGAATGGGCGTAACGCCATAAAATAAAGTGTGACGCGATGGATTCTGAGGAAATGGACAACAATGTGTTAGAAATCGTTCTCGCGTATTCTGAAGAGGCTATGTATGGCGATTGGGAAGACCGAGAAAGTAATGCGCGCGCGAACGATTGGAAATCTGGCGACAAAAACAGCCGCGATTGGTCGTATGGCAACAATGCGAAAAGGCTCGATTGGTCGTACAATTAAAAATAAATTTGACCCAGCCGATAAACAGGCTGGGTCTTTTTGTATTTTCGAAACGAAAGGTGGTGTGGGCGTGGCATACAAGGATTTGAAAGCTCCTGCCAAAAGGCCGAAAAGGGCAACGACGGCGAAAAAGAAGGTCGTAAAGAGTGCAAAGCCGGTTGAGATTGAACCGATTGTGGAAAGCGACGATGTATACCGGTGTACTTGCTGCGGCCACAAATACAAGAAGCAAGAGACGAACTTTTCTGCGTCAAAGTCTCCTATTTATAAGGGGAACAACGGGTATCTGTCTATTTGTAGAAACTGTATTGCGGAATTGTATGAGCAATATGTCAAGTTTTATGATGGAGATGAGGATGCTGCGGCGGAACGGATCTGTCAGATAACAGATATGTACTTTGACAAAGACATTTGGGCGATGTCGCGCAAAATCAGCAATCGCTCAGAGGGCAAACCGCGAAATCGAGTCAGTGTGTATGTGTCTCGCTTGAATTTGCGTGCTGCGAGTGGTGCAACAACATATTCAGACACACTTGTGCGTCAGTGGGAAGCTGACGTCGAGAATGCTGAAACCGTAGAAGAGGTAGAGCAGAACGAAGATATTGAAGTCCCTGTTGAGACTGTAAAGCGGTTTGGTACTGGCTTTAAAGAGGGTGAGTATCAGGCTTTGCAGGACGAGTACGACAGTTGGGTAACGAAATATGGTGAGCCTGAAGATAAACGTCAAGAGGAACTTTATGTGACGATCTGCTATATGAAGTTGAACCTGCAAAAAGCAACGCGCTCTGACGCCGGTGGTGTTGGTGCTCTTGCAAACTCGTACAAGCAGTTGATTGAGGCTGCGACTACGGAGATTGAAGACCGCAAGCGCAAGGTTGAAGCTGAAATGGAATTGAAACCGCTCGGTGTCCTATATCGAGACATTGAGCAATTTACTCCTGCTGAATTTTATAAGGACAAGAAACTTTATAAAGATTTCGATTACCTTAAAGAGTATATTGAACGCTTTATGAAGCGTCCGTTGAAGAATCTGCTGACTGGCTCTAAGGAACTGGACAAGGAGTTCAACCTGTCTGAGACTGAGGGGTGATTTTGTGGCGGATAAGCAAAAGCCTCTCGACTATGAAAAACTTATGGATGATCGCCAAAAGCATCTGCATGAAAACTTCTCGCAGAACAGCTATCTTGGCGACCAAAACCATGTGAAGAAAGTGCTTCTGTGGATGACGTTTTGGCGGCGGAATCCCGGCAGATTTGTTGAATATTATTTTGGAATTACGTTGCATCTCTATCAGCACATTATTTTGATGTTGATGGACTATTATCCGAGCATTTGTATCGTGGCTGCTAGATCTGCGGCAAAGTCATTTTTGATTGCAGTATGGGCGTGCAAAGAAGCTATTCTGCGTCCTGGCACAAAGGTAGTCGTTGCATCTGGCACAAAAGGGCAGGCCAAACTGATCGTTTCTGAAAAAATCAGAAAAGAGATTCTTCCAAATTCCCCATTGCTACAAGAAGAGATAGACGTAATTAAAGACAGCCAGAATGACATTGAAGTCACGTTCAAAAACGGGTCTTCTGTGTCGGTCGTCACAGCGAATGATAATGCTCGCGGCCGTCGTGCTACGGTCAATATTTACGAAGAGTTCCGTGTCATTGATAAAGAGGTCATTGACCGCGTTCTCTCTCCGTTCCTTGTCATTCGTCAAGTTCCGTTTATCCAGAAGCACAGCGATTACGCTTCTCTTGTGGAAGAGCCAAAAGAAATCTATATCAGCTCTGCATGGTATCGAAGTCACTGGATGTGGGGGTTAATCAAGCTCTTTACAAAGAGTATGATGACCAATGATGATGCCATTGTAGTTGGCATGGACTACTCGATTGCTTTAAAACACACAATTAAAACGCGAAACTTCTTAATCAGAGAACGGAAGAAGCTAGATACGGTTTCGTGGCAAATTGAGTATGAAAACTCCATGATTGCAGAAAACACGAACGCGTATTTCACATATGAGATGCTGAATAAGAATCGCGTCTTGAAACGGCCGTTTTATCCGCGTCGGAATGTGGATGTAGCAAGCAGAGTCAAAAACAAATATATTCTCCCGAAGCAAGAGGGAGAGGTCAGAGTTGTTTCGTGCGATATTGCCCCAGAGGGCGGTAGTGGCAACGACAACTCTATTTTTACGTGCATCAGGCTTTTGCCTGAGAGCAAAGAGTATAAATCGTCTGACGTAAGCGGCGACCATGTTGCTGTCAAGCAAGGGTATCGCCGTCAAGTCGTTTATCTTGAAGCACAGACAGAGTTTGAAACGAGCAAGCAAGCAATCAGAATCAAACAGTTGTTTACGGACTTTGATGCAGATTACTGCGTACTTGATACCAGAAATGCGGGTGTAAGTATATATGACTCTCTTGCCAAGGTGCTTTATGATGAAGAACGCAATGTTGAGTATCCGCCGTGGACGTGCATGAACGACAAGGACTTGGCTGCACGTTGTGTCATTGCCGGACAGCGGCCGGTGCTCTTCTCAATCAAGGCGAGTTTGAAGATGAACAGCGAAATTGCTGTTTGTATGAGAACAACATTGCAGAATAAGATGTGTGAGCTGCTTATTAACCAGCAGGAGGGCATTGAAGAAATTCAGAGATATGTGCCTGAATATGCGACTGCGGATGTGGATACGCAACTTTTTTATGAGCGTCCTTATCTTGAAACCAGCGCTCTTATCAATGAGATGATTGCGCTTGAGTATACGCTGATGGGGCAGACAAATGCCATCAAAATAGAGGAACGCTCTGGTATGTGCAAGGATAGATATACGTCCTTGTCGTATGGTAATTACTTTGCTGAGTTGTTGGAAAAGGATTTGTTCGCAGACAACTCGGATTATGAATTTTTGACACTTGTTAACTAAAGAATGGGGGTGAAATGCTTTTGGCAAACAGTTTTTGGGCAAGGCTTTTTGGCCTTGGCTCTGAACCGGAAAAGGCTGTGCAGGACGTAAGCGAACAGCAGAGCATTCAGTTACCGGCTGACGGCAACAACTGGAATACAGAAATCGGCTCCGCCTATCTGATGATGGTTGGATACAACCGGCGTAAATCAGCACCGTATTCTACGGACGAGGTTCTGCGCATGGCGAAAAACCCGCAACATAACATCAAGGAACTTCGCCAGTGGTCGCAGTGGGCGTACTACTCAAATGGCACTGTCACAACGGCGATTGACAGCCTAGCAAGCCTCCATTCACTTGATTATGTCGTGGTTGCGAGGCCGAAAAAGCATGGTGCAAAAAGAAACGGGTATAAAGCGCAGGCGGATAAGATGAATAGCGTTTTGCGTTCGTTGCGATACAAAGAAGTAATTCGTGATGCGATTTTTCGTGATGCGAAAGACGGTATGTATGTCGCGTACATGGAGACAAAGACTGCGAATCCCGTGCAAAGTTCTATGCTGAGTGATGTTGATGTGAGCAACATCACAGAAATCAATGCAACTGGTGTCAATGCAACGGTAATTCCTTTACCGATTGAATATACGCGAATCGTTGGTCGCCGCAATAATTGTTATGAGTTAGCGTTTGATCTCCGGTATTTTGATGAAATAACCGACGAGGACAATCGTAAGCGGAAACTGCAAGCCTTCCCGAAACAGATTCGTGATGCGTATCAAAAGTATACTGCTCATGAATTTACTAATGGTGCGTGTTGGGTGCGTCTTGACTGGCGCAAGACGATCGCAACCAAAATCAAGAGTGAGCAGAGCGACCCGTATGGTGTCCCGTTTGCAGTGGCTGCACTTGATGATATAGATTACGCTAAATATTTTGTTGATACCAAACGTCGCGTGCTCGACACTGTGAACAATCAGATTTACTATGAGACGTTCCCCGAAGGCAAGGACAAGGGCACATCTGCTCTAACGCAGGCGCAACAGCAGGCACAACACGACACGGTAAAGCAGGCGCTTACGCAACGTGCAAACGGCACTGGCGTTTCGTTCTTCTCGCTGGCATCCGGCACAAAGATGGACAGGCTTCCTGTTGATATTTCTCTGCTGGATGAGGAAAACGAGAATGCAATCAAAGAAGACGTGAATGAGGACATTGGTTTCTCTGCGGCGGCGCTGAACGGTAGTTCAAGTGGTAACTATGCGACTGCGACGCTGAACATGGAAATCGTCGCAACGAATGTGTACACATGGATTGAGGCTATCGTTGAGGAACTGAACAAGTGCATTAACTACAATATTATTCAGGACAAGACGTACAACATTGAGTTCCGCGTCTTGCCCGTTACTTTTATTAACCGTGACAAGATGGTAAAGAACCTTGCTGATCTGTATTCGAGAGGCAAGGGCAGCTTGCAAGCGTGGATTGCGTCCATCGGTATGAACGCGGACGATTATCTGTCGCTTATGGACTTTGAGCTTGCGGAAGACTTTGAAAACAAGTATCCGGTTCATAAGACATCGTTTACGGTCACGGGGAAAGACGCGCCCGATCATGATGTGGACGGCTCTGATGGAGAACCGGCTACGAATCCGAGCAGTGCGTCTACACAAGCCAACAACGGGAATGCAAGCCCGTCACCATCAAGCTAAGTGAGGGGGTGATGGAATTTGCAGGATGTGTTGGAAAGGATGACGCCCATTTATGAGGTTGCCAATCAGCAGACGATTAGTGGGCGCAGACCGATTAAAGTTGTGCTTCATGAGATTCACCCGGATGCCTCGCATTATCAGCATAATGGCATCTCGTGGAATGAAGAATACGTCAAGAATAACATGGAGTCTATCAATGGTATGTCTATTGTGGCAGAGTTTCTGACAGAGGATAGGGATGCACCGTATGGGCACGGCCTTACTGACATTAAAGATAATTTGCCTCTTTTTGAAGATGCCACGATGGTTGGACACTTTGACAGCTCTTACATTGATGATATTGAAATTGACGGCGAAACGAAGCGCGTTTTAATTGCAGAGGGTACGCTGGATGAAATGCGTTATCCGAAATTCGTTGAATGGCTTCGCAAGAGCATGAAGGAATCCGTCGTAAAGGGTTCTGTCGAAATTGTTGGTAAGCCAGAAAATGATAATCACATTATTTACTCCGATGGTTGGAAAGAGAAAGGGCGTGTGCCGCAGTTTTACGATTACAGCGGATATGCAATCCTTGGTATTAAACCGGCTGATGATTCTGCAATCATTATGGAGCTAAATAGTAAACAAACAAGCAAGGAGGGAGAACGAGAACAAATGGATGAGAACATGAAGAATGAACTGACCGAGATCATCAATTCTGCTGTTGTCGAGTCCAACTCTAAGTGGGACGAGTATATTGCCAAGGTTCAGGGAAAGCAGGCTGAAATCGACCAACTGAGAGCCGACATTGCAGAGAAGGACGCGGAGATTGAGCGTCTGCACGCTGACTTTTCTGCTGCTGAGGCAGCTCGTGCGGCTCAGGAGGCTGGTCTTGCTGAGGCCAACGCGAAAATCGAGGCGATGGAGAAGGAGAAGGCACTGAATGAGCTGAACTCCGCTCTTGAGCCGTATACCGATGAGCAGCGTGAGATTGCTAAGGCCGAAATTGAGGCTTATCAGGCTGACCCGGCCAGCATCGAGGTTAACAGCATCATCGGTAAGATTTGCACGGAGATGGTTCGCAAGTCTCGTGAGCAGAAAGTGAATGAAATCAATTCTCAGATCGACGTTTTTTCTATCGTCGAAGATTCTAAGGGCTCTGACGAGTCCGAAGACGATTCTGTCTTTTAATTAAAACTGGAGGAATTTACTATGAAATACAAGACTATTGGCGCTTTCAAGGGCGTGCAGAACGTCCCGTATTGCAAGGCCGATGCTGACATGGCTGTCGGCATGGGCGTTATTCTTGACCGCGTTGCTAAGACCGCGAAACTCCCGGCGAGTGCCGAGGATGCGAAGGGTTGCTTCCGCATCGTTTCCAACATCAATGATCGTCCCGAAGCACACAGCTTTGAGGATTCTGTTGCCGTGCTCAAGGATGAGTATGTCCGTGCTGATGACCTGACCTCGGTTGCCAACCTTGAGATTGAGTTTGCTGCTCCTGAGATTGCGACTGAGTATTCCAATCTGGCCGTGGCTGATAAGCTCGTGTTCGGTGTCGGCGGCAAGCTGGAAAAGGTTACTTCTGTTGATGGCTACAAGATCTATTTTGAGATCATTGGCCTGACTGCGTATCGTGGCGCTGGCGTCCTCGCAGTCATCCGCGTCGCTTGAGCGGAACAAAATTGATTGGGGGATAAGATTATGAACAGTGTTTTTGAAATCAATACTGTGAACAACGTGACTGACGTTGCCACTGACCGTGTGAAAAAGACCTCTCCTATCGTTGAGGTTTTCTCTGCTCTTGCCTCTGGCAAGACTCCCTCTGTTGACGGAAAACTCGTTGACAAGGCTGTGAATGAGATTAAGGAAATCAGCTCTCGTGCGATGGCTAACGATCCCGTGGCCGTCTCTGAGATGAACGCGATTATTCGTTTCGCTATCGAGCCGAAGCTGCTTGAGCGTATTCGTCTGTTCGACTTTATGGGTTCGTTTAAGCGCATCGGTTTCAACGAGGCTCCTTATATGAGGACATATAACTACGAGAGCGTTGATAGCCGCTTCCAGGCTTCTAGCGGCGATGTGCCGTTCGCGGCTCTGAACTACCGTGAGTACCCGATTGCCACCCAGTGCATCTCTGGTGGCTTTGCGGTTGACTATCGTGAGCTTCAGTCCGGCAACTTTGACGGTTCTGTTGCTGAGGGTATGGCTCAGGTGCAGACCGATATGATGAACAAGGCTACTTACTATGTTATCGCCAAGTTGTATGGTGCGCTGAAAAATGCCAAGGGCGTGAAGCACTTTGCTGAGTCTAGCGGTATTGCCAAGACTGCTGTTGACGATATGCTGAAGGTCATGCGTCGTTATGGCAAGGTTGCTATCTGCGGCGACTACTCTGTCGTGTCGCAGCTCAACGGCTTTGCTGGCTTCCAGACAGTTGATGCCAAGACTGCGCGTTTTGGCTCTGAGGCTCTGACTGATGAGATTAATAAGACCGGACTCATCTCCATGTACAATGGCGCTGCTGTTGTTGAGACGCCTAATGCTCTCAACTGGACGAAGCTGAATGCGGACAAGAGTTCTTACGAGCTGTATATGCCGGAGGGTCTTATGTTCTTTATCCCGAAGGGAAATGTGTCCCCGCTTCAGATTTTCCAGCGTGGCGGCATGACCACGATGACCGGCGAGGACATCGTGACTCGTCAGCATCTTACCCGCTTCGACATCGAGATTGGTGCTGGCGTTGCTGAGGGTATGGAAGACCAGATTGGCCTCCTGTCCGATACTAACTTCGCGGTTCCGACCCTCTAATCTTTCGTCCGTTTAACGGCCGTTCATTCAATGCGCGGGGCGAATAATCCCCGCGCAAATTTAATATTAAGGTGGATATTTCTTAATGGCAAAAAACAATGTGCGCGTGAATAATCTTTGCGATTGGCCGCTGTATTTTTCGAGAATTGATGGTGTCGGCTCCGTTATGATTCCTCGCAAGGCAAAGAATTTTGCTCTGCTGTCTTTTGATGAGGTTCAGTCCCAGATTCAGGTGGACAATAAAATGTTCACTGGCGAGGACGGTCTTGGCAGCCATGCAAGGATCCAGATTGTCGATGAGGCACAACGTCGTGAGCTTTTTGGCCTTGACGAAAGTGTGCCGCTGGATCCGGTTCAACTGGATGCTGAGGCGGTTAAGGGTCTGCTTGCTATCAATACAAAGGCAAAATTTAATGCGCGGCTTAACGAACTTGTGAAGACAAACGCCGAGAAAAAGACACTGCTTGCATTGGCGGAAGAAGTTGGTTCTGATAGCGTGGCAGCGTGGAAGGTTGATGCTCTGCGAGAACTGGCATCGACCGCATCGCTGTAAGATTTCCGCTTAGAAAGGCGTGGTGTTGATGGTGAAATTTGAAGATGTGGAAGTCCAGTTCCATTCAATGCCGCAGACAAAATTCGATATTCCGGAAGGGCTGGAAAGGGAGTGGCTTTTGACGGCAGTGACCGACTATGAACTCAACGTCGGCATTGACCTTGGCTACCACCCTGACACTGGCGAGTTCTCCGGTAATGTCGATAAGCTGGTCGTGAGAACGCTCGCCCAGATGATGTATGTCTCGTATCTTCAGCGCGAACTCAGCCGAGTCATGGCGCTCAATGGTATCTACGGCAAGGATGTTACGCTTACTGGACAGGATGCGACAAAGCGTGTGACCAAACAGGAATTGGACGATCAGATTTCTCGTGTCGAGTCACTTCTGCACCGTCAGAAAACACCTGCCTATCATTGAGGTGGCCTATGTCTGAAGAATCAAAGAGCTGGTACAAAATGATCCGTCCGCTTTTTAATAGCGGATACGAGGATGATGAATTCTGGGCATATGGTCAAGACGGTTTCAATGAAGTGCTCGACTCCTTTGTCGGGAGCGACGTTGAGATATACGATAAGAGTGTTGCGAAGACGCCCAAAGCTGTTCGCGCTATCATTCAGAACGTAACCGGTGATGCGCAGAGCAGTACGCTTGTCCGACAGATTCTTTGCAACATTGGTGTACTGCATTGCGGCCAGTACATCAAAGCGGATGGCGCATGGTGGATGGTAAACTCACTTCCTGACAACAACCGCATTTACGAGAAGGCGGTTCTCTGGAAGTGCAAATACACGATTCATTTTGTATCGCCTCTGACCGGCAAGATCGTGGATTATCCGGTGTACTGTTTGAACTCCACGCAGTACGGCACGGGCGAACGTCCAAAGACCAATATGACGGTTGGCGACGCGCAGCATCTTGTGTATGTGCCCATGAACGAGGAAACGGTTTTGTGCGATACGTCACTGAGAATTATCATGGACAGAAATCGCGCAAACCCGACCGTGTTCCGTATTACGCAGGTAGACGCGACATCTTATGCTGTCGGAGATGAGTATGCGGATGACGGTATCCTTCAGTGGTCTGTCATCGAGACGCAATTCAACGAGGCAACGGACAGCAAAGAGAATATGGTCGCCGACTTCGTGAAAGCGGAGCAGAGCGACGGTTCGTCAGGCGACGCCGATGCTTATACGCTTCGGCTGGTTGATTGTGACGGAGATAACTTACTTGCTGTTGGTGAGAGCAAAAACATTGAAATCGTATTTAAAAATGCAGGCGGAGTTGATGCAGACATCTCCGTGCTGAATGTCGAGCTTGTGTCCGGTACGGATGCCATAGAGTCTTTCGACGTGCTCGGCAGAAAAATCATTCTTGATGCCAAGCCTGACAAGGCGAATGTGGGGGAGACTGTCGTTGTGCGTGTGTCAAATGAGGCACAGGGTATCAAGGCAGAAATCAAGATTGATATTGTGAATATGTAAGGAGGTGCGTGCGATGCCGCATTTTGATGCAATGATCCAGCAAAAGCAGAAATTGCGTGAGGCGATTTTGAAAAATCAAAAGGTGTGTGACCTTCTCGTTAATACTGGCAATAACGTGGCGAATTTCGACCATGTTAAGCTAGGTAGTAAGAGTCCTGCGGCAAAGCTCGTAAAGACGCACTTCTATATCCCAGACACGACGACTGTGGATGGGAATTATATCACGATGCGCAGTCGCGTGGTTTATGCCGATACGGACGTCGTAAAAGAAGTGGCGATTATCGTCTATGTCATTTGCAACCAAGACCAGATTGATTTACTTCAAGGGTCACGGGCGGATTTGCTTGCAGACGAAATCGACCAGATTCTTAATAACGGCGATATGCCGCTGTTTGGGTACGGTGGCATTAAAATCGGAGTGGCAGAAGAGGTGCAGTTCAACAATGGCTATTACGGCTGGGAGATTCCATTCTCCACTCATGAGATAAACCGGAGGGCAGAACTTCTGTGACGGACGATCTTAAAATCTTTCGTGGCGGCGACTACGAAATCAACTCAAAGATAACGCTTCATCAACCGACGCTTGGTGAAATCAGCGATTATGGTGAAAAGGAGTATTTCGGACTTGTCCGGACGATTTGCTCCACACCCGCTGACCATAAGGTAGAGATTTATGAGAATCTAGGTATCTACTGGGACGCTGTTGATGAGTTTGAGTTGTTCGTGCAGTTGTCGATTGCGTTTCGTGAATCAAATATGAGCATCTTATTTGGTGATTTGGACTGGGCGTCATTTGTGCCAGCCATCAATCCGAATACAAAAGAAATTGTGTTGAGGAACAAAGATGGCGTGGTAATTGACCGGGCGATCCACTTTTTAATTACGGATGCTCTGCGAAAAATGCACTGCTTTGAAAAGAACGTCGATGTCGGATACGATGATTTCACAAAAGACGCAATGATAGAAGATGAAAAGGATGAACGGGAACTGGCGGCTAGGAAGCCGTACAGTTCTTTTTTATTGCCTTTAATTTCATCGCTGACGAATTGCGCTGAGTTCAAGTACCGGCATGATGATGTCTGGACGTTGCCGATTGGTGCGTTCATGGACTCTGTGCGACGGATTCAAAAGCGTGTTAACTACGACAATCTTATGCATGGCGTTTATAGCGGCTGTGTAGAAGTGAAAAAGATAAAAAAAGAAGAATTTAACTGGATGGGAGAACTGAAATAGTTCTCCTTAATTTTGTGTTTGAAAGGATGAGATATTATGTTCAACGCGAACACCTTCGTTATTGATAAAGTGCGTCGTGTGACTCAGGTCAATCTTGAGACTGGCCTTGTTGACTGGACGCTTACCAGCATCGAGAGTCCGTCCATCGAGTTCACCGGCGAGTCCACTGACAAGACCGATGCTCAGGGCGTGCTTATCGCTCGTTTTGATACCGCTAAGGGTGTGAACTTCTCTGGCGAGGGTTCTCTGCTGTCGATGCCGATGATGGCCGCGCAGCTCGGCACTGAGGTGCAGGTTGGCTCTAGCACTGCCAAGGTTACTGGCAAGACCTTTGAGATCCTGAAGGTTGATGGCGGAAAGGCCACCATGACGCATAAGCCGAAGGTTGTTCCGACTGTCGTTTACAAGATCACTTCGGACAAGAACATTGAGTCTACCATCGAAGTTGGCTCTGGCACGGATAAGGCTTCTATCGCTGAGGCTGTTATCACGCTGCCCACTGCTTTTGAAGGCACTCAGATTGGTGTGCTTTATGAGTACGAGGCCGAAGATGCAATCAAGGTCACGGATGGCTCGGAGAATCATGCTGAGGCCGCTGAGTACATCGTCGATATTCTTGCTTGCGATGTCTGCAATGCTTCTGTCAAGCGTGCCGGTTCCATCGTGTTCCCGAAGGCCAAGATTGATAACAACTTCTCTATCGACCTGACTACTGAGGGCACGCACCCGTTCTCCTTCAGCGCTCTGAAGGATTACTGCTCTGACGATGAGGAACTGTGCTACGTCCTCTTTAATAAGTAATCGGAGAACAAATTATGCAGAGACGTTGCAAGGTCTGCGGCGCTGTCTACGAGACGTGTTACTCGTGCGAGAAGCAGCGTAGCTGGCGCGTCCATACTGACACCGCAGACCACTACTACATTTTCACTACGCTGATGACATACGAGTATGATCGTGATGCCAAGAAAGCGTACCGCGCACTGCGCAAGCGCGGCGTAGATTTTATGCACACGAGTGTGTATGAACCGACTGTAGAAATTCTGCTGGACGAAATCTACGAGAAAAATAACGCTGACAAGGCGAAGAAAATGCGCACTACCGTTGAACTTGGTGTCATTGATGATAAATCGGCTCATGATGTTGAGGCAAAGACGGATTAAGTTAAGGAAGGGAGGACGAATGTCCTCCCTTTTTCTGAACTTTCAGATTGGTGGTGAATACGATAAAGATTTTGGCGGTAGACCAAGCGCGTCATGGGGCATGGGCGATGTTTAATTACGAGTCAAAAGAACTGATTGGGCATGGCACATGGTCGTTTGACAACAAAAAATATACATTTCCGAAGGCGGTTAGAAATATCGAGGTACTGATAGAAAATATCATGAACACGCAAGGAATTGATGCGGTTTTCTACGAGGACATTCAGTTGCGTGTAAACGCACAAGGCTTTAAGAGACTCGCACAGTTGCAGGGTGTACTCATCAATCTCGCAGAGAAAAATGAATACCTTTATGATTTGGTTCAACCGTCGCAGTGGCAGAACTACTGCATGGCACGTGGCAGAAGTGAGAAAGAGATCAAAGCCAAAGTCAAGCAATTGGAAAGTGCTACGCACAAGAAGCAGTCTAAAGTTCTTTCCATACAGGCTGTAAACGACTTGTTTGGCATTGAGACTGAGAACGACAATCTGGCCGACGCGTGTTGTATCGGCTGGTATGTAGTAAACAACATTCCTATTAAAATCAAGGAGAAAACTTTATGAAAAAATCCGCTGATTTCATCGACCTGCTGGGTCTTGACGATGTTGAGGACATTCTTGGAGAGCAGCTCCCAGACCCCGGACTGCTTGAATATTATCGTCGCCTCAAAGACCGTGAAATTCTTTGGAATGACGATGTAGACGAGAGCATGATTGAGGTATCAATGTGCATTCGCAAGTGGAACATCGAGGACAAAGGCAAGCCGGTTGATGAACGCAAGCCCATTAAGATTTTCATCAATTCGGATGGCGGCGACCTTAATACTATCATGAATGTCGTTGACATGATTGAACTGTCTAAGACGCCGGTCATCACGATTGCTCTTGGCAAGGCATATAGCGCAGGCGGATTGCTTCTGATGGCTGGTGATACGCGGTATATTTTTAAGAATACGAGTTGTCTGATTCATGATGGATCGTCTGGCATTTATGGCACAACCGGCAAGATGTTGGACAATCTTGAGTTCACGAAGGGGCTTGAGAGACGTATCCGTGACTACATTATTTCGCATACGGATATTCCTGACGATTTGTATGATAGTAATTATCGCCGTGATTGGTTTTTGTTCTCTGATGAGATGATTCGATACAACGTCGCAGATGAAATCATTGAAGACATCGACCTGATTTGTTGAGGATAGATATGGCGAAGAAAAATACGACTATGAATATCGGTGAGACTCCGACAACGCTGGATGAACATCCTTTCTACGGACTAAAACTGGATAAAGATCAGGAAGCGTTTCGAGATGCTATCTGGGATGAAAGCAAACGTATTGTGTTTTGTAATGCGAAAAGCGGCTCTGGTAAGACGCTAATTGCTACGGCTACTGCGAACCTGCTTTGTGCGCACGGTTTGTATAGTGGCATCGTGTACGTTGCCGCGCCGACGCAAGAGCAGAAACAGGGCTATCTCAAGGGTACTATCGAAGAAAAGTCTGAACCATACTTTGAGCCTTTTTATCAGGCGCTTGACAAGATCGGTGTTAACCTGAATACGGCGTTCATGGACGGTGGTCAGAATGAGAAATGTGGCATGGCTTATATTGAGTGTGTCACACACACATTTCTGCGTGGCGTGAACTTTGAAAACAAGGTGGTTATCATCGACGAGTCGCAGAATTTCTATTATGACGAATTAAAGAAGGTTTTGACCCGAATCAATGATAATTGTAAGACTATTGTCATCGGTCATGATGGACAAATTGACCTATATTCCAATCCTGAACGCAGTGGCTTTGTTGGCTATATGGACTGGTTTGATGGTGACTCACGTGTTGCGGTCTGTAAATTGACGAAAAACTATCGCGGGTGGGTCAGCCAGCACGCCGATGATTTTGACTTTGCGGCGATGTATGCCAAAACTAAAGACTAAACTAATATCGAGGTAATTTGAATAAATGAGAAAACTTTCCGTAGATACTATGAAGAAATACATGAAAACAAAAGAAGTTCCGAAGTATGTCAAAGTGCATTATGAATTTGATGGCACGGAGTTTGATGTCGAAGTGCGCACGAACTTATCATGCGCGGAGCAGTCGGCTTTTATCAGTCGCGTTCTTGCCGGATGCTTTGATGACAGTGGCAATTTCCGGCCTGAGTATTTCGACCCAATGTTCCACGCAACCGTGCTTCAGATGATGACCAACGTGCCTCCGATTCCGATTCGTGGTGCAACCGGTGATGATGGTGAGAAACTGCTTGATATTGACGCAATGGACGAGCTGTATGATGCGCTGGCTCTTGAAAATGATGAAGCGACTGAGGATTTTTGCGGATTTATTTGGTATCTGTATGGCCTTTGTGACAATGCTGCGGAATATCGCCGCGCTCGCAACCTTGCCAATAACGGCGTGACCGGCGACTTGTCTGCGATTGTCAGTGGTGTACGACGTTTCGTTGAGTCTCTTGTTGACAAAGTTGACGGTGTGAACGCAGAAGAGCTGCTTGCGTATGCTGGCGAACTGTCTAACCTGGCACATGGCGTTGATGCTGAAGGTGTGGCGGATGCTATGCTTCGTCTGTATAAGGCCGAGGAATCTGAGTAACAACTGCCGCCTGTCGCCAGCGGCATAAAAGAGTGCGGCTTGCTTACGATTGCCGCCTGTCTGAGTGCGGCTTAGAAATTCAGACTTGCAACGGGAGCGCCTTGTGGCGCTCCCATATTTTTAACATGGGTGGTGAGTGCCATAAACATCAAAGAAGCGCTTGCTCATGCGAACAAGCAATTAAAACCGAAAATCGACTCCGCTCTTTCCAGAGAGGTGTATCAAGTTGTCGTAGATGCAGAGGCGCTTGCTATCGACGAAAAAGTCTACGATACATATAGGCCATTGATGTATGAACGACGTGGTGACATGGGTGGCCTTGGTGACAAGGGCAATATCATCATGAAGGGCGGCAAGGCCACGAATGGTGTGTTGCGCGTTATCAATATAACCGACCCGAATCCGGGCGGTGTACTTAATCGGGATCGCGTCACGGTTGGCAAGAGTTTGCCGGAGTTAATTGAGTACGGCAACAACAACCGCTGGGGCTATAAATACGATTTTCAGTCCAAAGGCGCGTATATGAAGCCGCGACCGTTTACTGAGGCAACGGTTCGGTATCTGAGATACGTTGGTTCTCATGTTTTGGCTTTGCAAAATGGGCTGAAGCGTCAGGGTGTAAAGTCAAGGATAACTGGCAGCTCTGATGAGAATCTGGACGATTTATTTTTCTAATAAGGTGGTGATTTGATGAGCGATGAATTGGAAGTTGTCGTAACAAGTGTACTTGAGGCCGACGAAGAAGCGTCATCAAGACGGATAGCGGCACAACTGCCAAGTATCTCCGACAAGGTGAATCAATCGAGCAAAATCAAAGTCGGAATCGCGCTTGACGATAGCGCAGTTAGCGCGCAAGCCGGTGCGTTTGTACAAAAAATCAGTCAAAAGGTCGCCGCCAATAAAGTCGGCGTCAAGTTAGGACTAGACCAAGAGTCGATTTCAAAACTGCAAACGGAACTTGGCAGCTTGCACGTTGATTCGTCAATTACGAATAGCATGGTCGAGCAAATCGACAAGATGGGCATTCGTATTGATAGAGTCAGTGGCAGTTGGAAACAGGTAGCTGATAGTGAACGCCAACTTTTAGCGTTAACAATTCAGGGCACGGATGAGACTGGTAAGGCTGTTTCTTATTTGCAGACGTATGATGCTGCGACGCAGGAAATCAGTACGACGATGACGAACGTCACGCTCAATTTGGAGCAACAGCGCAAGTCGGCGGCGGCATTGGCAAAGCAGGTTGAAAAAGATAATCAATCTCGTTTGAATTTTCTTTTGAAACAGCAAATTGAGATCAATAAAATCAATGCGTCTTATACCGGAGAGAGTTCGCAGAAACCGATTGTTGACCAGTCCAGATTGGATTCGTTTGGGACGAAGGTCACAGAAATCAATAATAAAATTGCCGCACTTAAAGCAACAAGTGGTGCATTGAGCGGAGATCAGCAACGCGAGATTATTGAACTCATCGCTAATGCCAAAGCGCTTGGTGAAGCATATCGCACGTTGGAGCGCGCCCCGACAAAGTTGCGCACAAAAGATGTTGTGACTATCCGTGACGAGGAATTGTCTAAGTTGGATGCCTACAAAACGAAACTTGCAAATGTGGGCAATTTGACTCAAGACTTTGCATCTCGAATTGATAAACTTCATAACGAGTTGAGCGGCGCTTCAGACGGCGCGGCACTGACAAAATATCTTAATCAATTTAGCACTCTGAGTGCTGAGGTCAAGAATTTTGATGCTCAGGTTGATGGCGTCGTTCAGAAATATAATTCCTTGCTTTCTGCTCGTGGCAGAGCCACACAAATAAGCAAGAAAATGCTCAGTACGAGTCGGGGGACTGAAGAGTATCAGACCATGGCGGCTGAGTTGGCTCGTGTTGAGGCCGAGCAATCGAAAATCACGCAAGAGATCAGAATCCAATCTCATCTCATGCCTGAAGTGGTTGCAGCCGCCAAGGCACGTTCGCAGCATGACGAAAGAGCTATTCAGCAAAATTATGAGCTAGCCGTTGCAGAAGGTCGTGTAAAAGATGCTGTTACGGTTATCAATAACGAAATGGCATCTATGCCTCAAAAGGTTGCGGAACTTCAGGCTCGGTTTTCTGCTCTCGCAAATCCGACAGAGACTTTAGCAACTAATATAGAAAAAATTGACGGTAAAATTGGTGCGGTCAATAATAGCGACGGGCAAGATAAGGTTGTTGCATACGAAGAACTTCTGAACTTGATGAAGGAGTGCTCTTCGGAAGTAACACGCATCGAAAAATTGTCGAGGCTTGATGTTGCTGATTCTCGTTTTGAGTCTGGGCTTGCCAAAGCGAAGCAAGACCTAATCACGATTGAAACAAAGTGGAGCGCGCTCAAACGCGATCCGGGACTCAATGAACAACTTAACCAGTTAAAAGTCAGCCTTGGTCGTGTAAACAATCAGGCCGATTTCTCAAAGTGGAAAGCACAGTTAAGCGCATTCCGCGCTGAGGTTAAAGCTGCTGGTAAAGATACACTATCACTTGGTGATGTTTTCAAGAACAACCTCACTAAGGTTTCTCAGTGGATTGGCGCAACAACGATTATCTTTCAGTCGTGGCAAACGCTCAGAGAGGGATTCGATGTTGTTAAAGACCTCGATAATGCGCTTATTGACCTGAAGAAAACGACTGATGCGACAGAAGAGCAGTATCGCAGTTTCTATTATACGGCGAACCAGACGGCAAAGGAACTTGGTGCGTCTACAAAGGACATCATTCAGCAGACAGCAGACTGGGCACGTCTGGGTTACTCGCTTGACGAGGCGTCTACGTTGTCACGGAACTCTGCTATTTTCTCTGCGGTGTCTGAGGACTTGGATTTGACTGAGGCAACTGACGGTCTTGTCAGCATCTTGAAGGCGTTTAAGTTAGATGCAGACGATTCACTTGACGGTATCATATCTAAGGTGAATGAGGTCGGCAATAAATTTGCCGTATCGAATGCCGACATTGTAGAGGCTCTGACTAGATCGTCTTCTGCAATGGCTGCTGCGAATAGTACGTTTGAGCAGACTGTTGCATTGGCGACTGCCGCGACTGAAATTACACGAGATGCGTCTCAGGTCGGTAATGCGCTGAAGACGATTTCTATGCGAATCCGAGGGTATGATGAGGAAACGGAAACGTTTTCGGATGACCTCAAAACTATCACGGGTGATATTGCTGACCTGACAAAGGTTGCCAGTAATAACAATCAGGGTATTAGTTTGTTCGAAGCTGATGATCCCAACACTTATCGTGCGCCCTATGAAATCTTGAAAGATATCGCCGATATCTATGATGAAATCAGCGATAAAAATCAAGCGAAGTTACTTGAGAAACTGTTTGGTAAACAGCGTGCTCAGGTTGGCGCTGCAATCATCTCAAACTTTAAGCAGGCAGAGAAAGCTATGGATGCCATGGCTGGTTCTGCTGGTAGCGCATCAAAAGAGCTGGCACGTGCTCAGGATTCTATCGTATTCAAATTGAATGCGCTGAAAGAAACTTGGGTTGGCGTTGCTCAGAATCTTTATGATACGCGAACGATCAAGAATGTGATTGACCTTCTGACGGATATGTCTGGCGTTGTGCAGACTATCACGAAGAGTCTCGGAACACTTGGTACGGTATCTGCCGGTGTTCTTGGCGTTCAATTCATTCGTTCTGTGGGTAGACCCAAAATGACGGGTTCTCATGATGTGCCCACATATGCTCTGGTGGTGACACGGAACGAGCTTGCGGCGTGAGCCGCAAGTGAGGGAGCATTGGCAAAACAGCCGAAATTGGCCGAAAGGCGAGTGGTTTTGTAATTCCACTCCGGGAACCGAAAGGAATCCGCAGCGAAGCTCATGTTCGCATGAGAACGTTCAGAGAGTATAATGGCTGCACGGCTCAATGAGTCGTGAAGGGGTATTCCAAATCAGCGCGAAAGCGTAAAAATTACAGGCGGGTCACGCCGTCGACCAAAATAGTGATATAGTGAGTCGCTGAAGCATTGCTTCACAAACCCGTGAGCCGCCTGTTGCAGCATACGGCTCACAAACTGGCAGAGAGACGTTGCTGGAACAACATTTCTCTGAATGCCTGATGAGCCACCTGCGGCAACAGGTGGCTCATCTAAATAAAGGATAGGTGTAATTGGTGGTATTGAACGAGGCGTATGATGCAAGCGTGTTTGACAAAAGCGTTTGTGACGGGTATGAATCTGCATGGGCAGAATTCGAGAAGTTGGTTGAGATCGGCGTTGCGTCTAGGCGCGGATGCCAAATAGAATCCGTGCAAAAGAACGCGATTTGTGGCAATGTTTAGGTGTCGTATGATAGAAAATGAATATAAGTGGTTCTTGACTAATTATTCCGATTTATTTAAAGAGTATGGTGATTCTTTCCTTGCAATAAAAGATGAAGCTGTGTTTGGGACATATAGTTCCTATGCTGATGGTGTAAGGGAAACGTCTAAAAACGAGAAATTGGGAACTTTTATTGTCCAGAAATGCAATGGTCACGAATCTGCCTATACAAATTATGTCGCTAATGACATATGCTTATAGCATGGGCTTTGTGTTAATTAAAGTGGTTGACCATGCGGATTAAATAATGGTATAATGAATACGCAAGACGGTATGTAATAACATAAATCTCGAAAATCCCATTTTTGTATTGACAATTTGTAAAAAAGTTGTAGATTGAAATTGTAATACTTAAAGAGGGGTTTCATGATGATTCTTGTCGATAATTGTGCTGAAAAAGTTGTTGACAAAATGAAGGCTAGTATTCCGCCTGAGACGAGGCTCGCACGTTGTGAACACAAGTTTAAAACGTACTCTAATCTTGTCATTATATTTATGTTTGTTGCGCCTGTTGCCTTATCTTTGCTGTATTTGTTGTTGGATTGGAGAAGCAAAGTTGCCCAATTTTGGGCGGATGGAGTAGCCACTGCTCTAGTTGTCCTCGTCGGAATTTTTCTTTTATTTTTGCAATTCGTATATGAGGAATCTGTATTAAAATTACGAGAAGATGCAGAGTATTCAAAAACGAGTATAGAACAGCTAAAACAAGATTATATGTTTTCATTTTCTATAGCCCTTGAATTGCTTGATTCTGTCTTTGAGTCTGGGGATGTATCTTTCAAGACACTTATGAATATTTGTGCAGATGGTATTAAGACGAGTTGTTCACAAAGATTCAATTCTCCAAAGTGTTTTGCTGTTAATATTTATGAGTATGATTCGCTTGAAGGGAACGTGAGGTTGATCGGCGTCAGCCGCGACAAGGCGGTTCATCGTATAGTCGATAACGATTTATATCGTTATGGATTGTTTGTGTATCGAAAAGTCGATAGCAAAGAACTCGATAAATATTATTTTGTCAAGTGTTTAAAAGGTGACGTCGATAAGTATGTGTTGCCCTCGTGGAAAGATATGGTCGAAAATCTCTATTGGGCACACTGGAAAACGAAAAAACAATATGAGCGCGCTAAATATGGCGCAAGAAGGAATTGTAGATTAGCTGGATTCCGATATAATCAGTACATGGCAATACCAATTTTAGACATCGGATTTAACACAGAAATTCTTATTGAAATAATTGCATATGATGACGCCTTTATAGCGCCCCAAGAACAGTTGTTAGATCAGTGTGAGCGGTTATCCGGTGTATACGGGCAACTTTTCGGGGTTGTCTATAAAATTGCTGATAAGGGACAAAATGGTTATCGAAGGGAGCGCCCTCATGAAGAAGAAGCGGTTTGTAATTAAACAGTCGAAGGCTGGCAATAGAGCCGCCAAAGCGGGTGTACTTGTGGTATCGCCCATAAAAAAACGCGGTGAATTTCAAATTGCAATAAATTCTGATATTTCGGACAAGCAGTTACAAGCAATTCGAGAGAGACAAATTGAATCTGAAAAGACGACGCGCAGAATCCAAGAGAACTACGACATGCTATCAAAGAGCATGATGAATAGCAGGGCGAAAATTTATGGTAATTCCAGTCAATAAAGAAAAAGGCGAGGCTAAATGGCCTCGCCTTCGTCATGTCAAAACTTGCTACCACAATTATTGCATTTCCACGTCTTTCCACAATCTCCAAGTCCATAAATTCCTACCAGCGCTATTTTTGCAGCCTTCTTCATCGTGGTCAGTCGCGTGAGATTTTCAGAGCCGCAGATGGGGCATTTGGGAACGTGCTTGGGACGTGTCGCAACATTGCCTGTGTTCTGAGGAAAGTAATAGTTTTCAATGCCACCAACGCTTCTAAAATACTCTATACTTTCTTCCGATTCAGGGAACATATTGGCGTAGTTGGACTTGTATTTAGATAGGCTGGTGTCTAATTGCGACTTGTCAAAATAGTTTTCAAAAGCATATCGCGCGGCAACAAAGTCTGATAATGTACAGGCCGAGACTGTCCACTTGGCAGGCCACCATGTTTCTACCTTTAAATTATCGCGTCTTATTTTGTTGTATTCTTCGTTTGTTATATCTAATTCAACATATGGTATATCGCACACACAACTTTTTAAAGCATCTACTTTCCATGGTGCTGTTAATAATTTTTTTCTTTCTGAAATTGTGTTGCAGTCTTTTATTGTAGCACACTTAGGGCAAGCGATAACTTTCGGCGAATATTTGCAATGTGGGCAACTTGGCGCTCCCTTCCAAGGTTCTCCGCAGCTCGGGCAAACGTTTCCTTGTAGACGCTTTTTTGCATTGCGGATAGTGTCTTCGAATGCCATCATTTCACCTTCTTTATTTTAGTTATTTAGATTACCATATTTTCTTGTATATGTCAACTCGCACATTAGTTTGAAGCAATATAATGTTTGGTCGGCATTATGTTTGCATGATTTGGCATCATTTAATGCGTTGCGAAAGGCAAGGCAAGAAGTTGAGGCGCTAGATAACGAATACGAGAAAATACAGACGGCTGGTGCGACATCTGCTGGGTCGGCTAATGGCAATGTCGTACCTTTTCCAACAAATGCAACGCAAGAATTAGATGATGGAAAAATAAATGAATACGCAGCCGCTTTGGCTGGATTATCCGAAAAACAGAGAGAAGTGTTACTTAGTCAAGCAACGCTTACGGATAGCGAAAGGGCTGCGGTTAGGCAGAGTTTAGAGGCGACTAAGGCAATCACGGATGAGGGTTTTGCTCTCGCCGCCAAAAAACTGGGGACTGATGCCGATACTTTGGCGTCCAAACTTAACCTTGATGCCAAGAAGAAATACACGCAAGCGGAAATAGAGGCAAGGATTAGGACGGCCGAGTTCGGCGCTGCGCTAACTGAAGAAGAAATTCGCCAACGCGCCGCAGAAATCACTACAAGAAGTCACGCCGCCTCTCTTAAAGAATGGGCTGGCAGCATGGCGCTTGCTGTCAAGGCCGCTGCAAAGAACTTCATCAGCAGCCCTATAGCAATCATTTCCGCCATCACGACGATCGCTTCTGTGGGCATCAATGCGATTCGCAATGCTCAAGAAAAAGCAAAACAGGCTGCTGAGGAAAACGAGCAAAAGGTCAATGACGTTGCTAACACTGCAAACGATCAGCGTGAACAATTGAACGACCTCATTGCGCAGTACAGCAAACTTGCTTCTGCCGGTGATTTTGATTCATCCTCTCGTGAGCAAGCCAGAAGCATCCAAGACCAGATCACAGAGTTGGTTGGCTCTCAGGCGAACAACCTTGACCTTGTGAATGGCAAGTTAGATGACGAGGTTTCCAAGCTCAAAAATGTCTCTGCTGAACAGGCGAAACAGAATGCGAATGCGCTTCAGACGAAGGTGGAAAGTGCCACAAACAAGTACAAGCAAGGTGCTCTTACCGAGGACGCTGGCACTAAAACGATTGACAACCCGTATTCTATGGGAGCCGACATTGAGCTTGCAAATAGCAAGGCTCTGAATGAAGCGCTTAAAGAAGCCCGTTATTCCGGCGAGGCATTGCTGGATGTCAACAACAAGATAGACGTAAGCTGGGCGGCTATGGGCAAAGACGCCGCTGGCATGGTCGATATCTATAAAGAGATTCAAGATACGCTTTTGAGCACTGACGAATGGCGTAGCACAGATGAGAACGAGAACTCTCAACTCTTGAATGACATCCAGAGTAAAATTGATCTCTATCAAAGTATCGTTGATGAGTATAATTCGGCGGTTGCAAATCAGATGCAGAATGATGCTGTCATTAAAATATCTGATATGCTCAAGGAAATGACGGTCAATTCTCAAGAGACGTTCGATTCCTTTATCGCGTCTATCAACAACATGGCGGGTGCGTCAGATCAGTATAAGCAATATCTGACTGAAGTGGCCAATCAGACCTTCCCGCAATATGCCGATGCGGCTCAAAATGCAACGAACGCGACTGACTCCTTCAGCGCTGCCATGTCCACCGTCAAGGATGTGATGAGCGAGGCATCGTCTACGTCTATTGATGCTGCGAATAAGGCTGAGGCAGATGCCATTAGAGAAGAAACTGCTGCGCTTGAGGCATCCAATAATGAACTTCAAAAGCATATTGATAACCTGCAAAATGCCAATGATAAACGCAGCACTCTTGCGATTTCGGACTACACAGCCGAAATCGCAAAGAACAATGCGGCGATTGCTGAGAATAACCGGTTGTTGAATAATATGCCAAGCCCGTGGTCTGGCATCCTAAGCACTTTTGACACATGCTCTGGCGTACTTGAGCAAATCGCGTCGATTCAGAATACAGTCGCGGACAGCTTCACAATTTCTGCCGACAAGGCGCGTGAGTTTGCTGAGGCGTATCCTGAGATTCTTGCGAATGCAACCGTATCCGCTGATGGTCAGGTGACGTTGAATCAGGGCGTCGTTGATGCGTTTATCAGCGGCAAACAAGAACAGGTTAATGCGGCCATTGATGCGGAGATTGCAGACCTTCAGGCTAAGAAAGCATCTCTTGAAGGCCAAATGGCGTTTGCTCAGGCCGAACTCGAAATTGCACAAAATGTTGGCGATGGCGAGGGGCAAATTTCCAAGGAAGTCGCTGAGTATCGTATCAATACTGGAAACATAGTGGCTTGTAAATGCAGGTCACGTTCATAGGAATATGTTCGAAAAATAGAAACCCATTGAAATGCTGGGACACCCTAAAGGCAACCGCGCCACAACGTAAGAGTGAACAACTCTAAGCGTGATGGCGACGAAAGTAGAAAGAAGCGGTTGCATGGCGCAAGGTTAAAACCTAAACGCTAGAATAATGGGCAATCAGCAGCCAAGCCTCGAAAAGAGGAAGGTTCAACGACTATCCCGGAAGGGAGTAGGACGGCAAGCGATAGGCCGTCCGAAGTGGTGGGCATCCCATCAAGAAATCTCAAATTACCTCTTGACAAAGAAGGAAAAAGAAGGTAATATGATAGACTTATCCGAAATGCCTAATATTTTGGATATTAAGAGATTTCTTGCGGATGAAGATATAGTCTGCGCCAACGTGAAAGCGTTGGACGGCTTCGGCCGGTTGCGGTGTAGCGAACCGATAAGGAATCTCCCTTATAACTAACGAAGGGAGGTGCAACGATGATTAAGTCTTACAAGATAAGACTATACCCGACGAAAGAGCAAGAAGCTCTAATGTGGAAACACATCGGAGCTTGCCGATACATTTGGAACTATATGCTTGCGTATCAGGAAGAACAATACGCGAATGGCGAGAAGCATTTGTCTGCATTTGATATGATAAAACTTCTGACGCCGTTGAAGAAAGACGGAGAGCATGAGTGGTTATGCGAAGTGTCGAATGCGTCTTTAGGCGTTGTTTGTCGTGATCTTGATAAAGCGTATAAAGGTTTCTTCAAGAAGATTGCGCGTTTTCCGAAATTCAAGAGCCGCAAGCATAATAAACCGAATTACCCTGTAAGAGCAGATGATATGTATTTCAAAAACGGGAATACGGTTCATGTAGCGAAAGTTGGAATGGTCAAATACAAAACAGATTTTGACCTACCGCAAGGTAAAGGGAACAAGTTTACGAATCCGCGAATTTCAAATGTAAATGGCAAATGGATATTATCTTTCGGTATGGAGAGCGAGAACCAAGCGCCTGTGCTGACGGATATTTCAATGGGTATAGATTTAGGAGTAAAAGACTTAGCAATAGCGGAATTTAATGGGACGAAGATCACATATCGCAATATCAACAAAACGTCAAAGATGAAGCGTCTTGAAAGACAGATGCGGCATCTAAAGCGCAGTATTTCCAGAAAGTATGAGCAAAATCGTAAAGGAAATACGTTTGTCAAGACGAACAACATAATGCGAAGTGAAGAACGTCTCAAAAAGATGTATGCACGAATGACCAACATTCGCACGAACTACATCCACCAAACGACGCATGATCTTGTGTCACTGCTCCCGAAAAGAGTGGTGATGGAAGACCTGAATGTAATTGGAATGATGAAAAATCGTCATCTTAGCAAAGCAATTCAGGAGCAGTGTTTTGCGGAGTTCATTAGACAGATGCAGTATAAGTGCGAATGGAACGGAATTGAGTTTGTTCAGGTGGATAGGTTTTATCCAAGCAGCAAGACTTGTTCTTGCTGTGGTGCGATTAAGCACGACTTGAGGCTCAGAGACAGGGTATACGTGTGTGCAGAGTGTGGCGCGGAGATAGACCGCGACTACAACGCCGCTATCAATCTAAGCAGGTATGTAGCCTAAAATGCAGAGGGGCTACAACCTCAAGGTGTCGTTGCACCTTTAGACTGTGGAGCGTCAAACAAACCCAAGTAGTTACGACGAACGGGGACGCTGTGAAGCAGTAAGTTACTGTTAGTTCAACGTAACACAACGGCAAGCACTCATTGACAACGGAGTACAAGAAGCAGATGCATGGCGTCTTGCGGCTGCTGCTATGGCTCAAAACACGGAAGAGTTTGACCGTGTGGCGATGGAAGTTTGTACGGATGTCAATGGGAATTTCAACGCTGCTGCTTATAACGCGGCGCAGTCCATTTATCAGAACATGGCGTCTGGCAAGTCGAGCGTAGCATCTTTTGCAAAGCAATGCCATGAAGCTGCGAAGGCGTTTGCTGGAATTGGCAGCGGCGAAGAAAGAGGTATGGACGCCGTAGTCGGTGGAGCGACAGGCGCTGTATCTGGCAAGTCGATTGATCTCAACCTCACGAGTGGCAGTTTTGACGGGACTAATTACACCTATAAGGCCACCCAAACGTCGCTTGATGATTTTACCTCAAACTTGCAACTTGATATTTCAAAATATCAGCAACAGATTGCTCAAATTGATTCTCAGATTGCGCTTCTTGAATCTCTGAAGAACAAACCGCTTGGTAGCTATGGCAACTCTAGTGGTGGCGGTGGCTCAAAAGGTGGTTCTGGTGGAGGATCTAGCTCTAGCACTAAAGAGGTTGAGGAATACATCGCCAGCATTGACGAGTATCGTGAGGCTTTGGAACGTCTTGCTCGTACTCAGGCAAAGGTTGATGAGATTCAGCAGAAAATCAATCTCTCAGACAATCTCGAAGAGCAGTTGCTCATGCAACAGGTGCTCATTGGAGCATACGAGCGTGAGCAGGATGCGCTTGTCAATCTGAATAATCAGCGCAAGAAAACGCTTGCATCCGGTGCAGAGGAACTGCGCAACATGGGATTTGCGGTTGAGTATAACGCAGAAAAGAACGAGTTCTTTGTGGAGAACATGGAACACGTCAACGACCTTGTTGCGGACAGCGCCGGAGAGTTTGACACGTTGCAAGAGGCGACGAACGACCTCCGCAAGAGTACAGAAGAGCACATCAAGGCGCTCGAAGACCTGAACAAATCCAATCAGGATAGCGCGAATGATTTTGCAGACCTCAAGACGAAAATCAAAGACGCTCGTGAGGAAATTCAGAATCTCCTTGAGACGATGGTCAAGAACAAGTCTGAGGCCGTTGACTCCATTCAGGAAGTGTACGAGACGCTTCATAATGCGGCTGATGAGTACGCTAAGAGCGGGTACATTGCCATTGACACCTTGCAGAGCATTATCGACCTTGGTATGGAGTACGTCGCTTATCTCATGGACGAGAACGGCAACCTTGTCATCAACGAGGAACGTATCAAGAAAGTCATTGCGGCGAGAACGCAGCAGATGGCTGTCGAGACGGCGCTCACTTACGTCGAATCGCTGAGAATCGCAAAGCAAAACGACGATGTAGAGACGATGAATCGGCTGCTGAATGCGACCGAGGAAACGACGAACGCGACGTGGGGATTGGTGTATGCGAACCTTAGTATGCTTGACCTCACAGAGGAACAGCGTAAGGCGGCTCTTGCAAACATCAACGCGCTTCGTGCTCTTGCTGACAGTGCGGTTGATAGCATCGGCAAATCGTCGGATGCCTTGTCGGACAGCCTGAACAACATGAAGGACGGGCTGGATAGCATTTTGGATTACGTCATCTCCATGCTCACTCAGCAAATCAATGACCAAATTGATTCTTTGAATGACATGAAAGACGCTTACTCTGAGATAATTGATCTCAAGAAAGAATCTCTTGAGGCTTCTAAAAATGAGAATAATTATCAAAAAGAGCTTGCCGATAAGATGAAGGAGATGGCGAAGCTCCAAGCTCGTATCGACATCTTGTCTCTTGATGACAGCCGGTCTGCACAGGCGGAGCGCGCAAAGTTGATGGAAGAGATGCAAGAACTTCAGGGCGAAATGTCCGAGAAGCAGGCAGACCATGCTCGTGAGGCTCAGGAGGATGCGCTTGACAAGATGAACGAGGCGTATGGCAAGGAAAAGGACAAAGAGATTGAGGTGCTTGAGGAAAGCATTTCGTCGTATCAGAAAAAGTATGACATGGCGATAAAGTATATACAAGAGCATTGGGACACGCTTTTTGATGAACTCATCAATTGGAACACGGAGTATGGCAATGACATGAACGAAACTGTTGTTAAGGCGTGGGAGAACGCTCTTGAGGCTGTCAAGAAATATGGTAGTTATGTTGACGCGCTCGACAAGGTTGACGATGACATCGGCAAAAACGATTCATCTGGTAATAATTCCAATACGACCATTGGCAAGACAGAGTACGATGAGCAGTACACCAACGGAGAAAAAGTCCATGCTATTGTTAAGCAGATGTATGCAAATTCAGAGGCGTGGCATACTGCTGATGAGGATGAGCGTAAAAGGCTCGCTGATGATAGTGCCCGGTTAGGAAGAGAACTTGAGAAGTATGGTGTATATGTTTATCGTGATAACTCTGGCACTTGGCGTATAAAGGGGACAGATGAAAAACTGTTTGAGAAATACGACAAGTATAAGTACAACAATGGAATCGGAGAACTTGATGAAGTCGAAACTGTCAAGAATGATTCTGGTAAAAAGTTAAAAAACGGCTGGTTTTATAAGGGACTTGCCGCTTCCGTGCAACGAATCAATCGTGGTCAGGCTGCGATGTCAAAATTGTCTGGTAATGGTACGTCAAAACTGTATTCGAATGACGCAAATGCTGCTACAAAGTATGTTTCGACCGACAACAGTCAGACGGTTAATATCGTATTTGGAGATACGAATATCACGAACGCCGACCAGAATACGGTTGAGCAACACGCGAAGGTTACTGAGGATCAGGTCAATCAGATTGCTAAGATTCTTGGTGTTAGAAGGTAGTAAGATGCGGGAGCGCCATTCGGCGCTCCCGTTTGCGTAATCCAGTGAAAGGATGGTTGAATGTTTAGGACTTACGATTTTTCTTTCGCGGGTTATCCGGCAAGTATGTATGGGCTGTTTGTTGCCGATATCGGCAACAACAAAATGGCCGATGAGAGTTTTGGCAACAAAGCAAATATTGTTGAACAGCGCATTGCTAACCGGATAACACCGCTTCATTTTGGCGTCAAGTATAATGAGACGCCGCTTCAATTTGAGCTGATTTTTGGTAGCGATCATTTACTGGACAAATATGAATGTCAAGAAGTGTCTAAATGGTTAACCGGGCATCAGGATTATCAGTGGCTCTCTATTGACCAACCAGACCTCGATGACAAACAGTTTCGGTGTTTGATTCAAGAACTAACGCCAATCAGTATTCGTGGGCTTGCAAATTCGTTTAAGGCAACTGTTATTTGTGATTGTCCATATGCTTATGGATTGCCTTTTGATGACAATTATACTGTAAGAGGCACATCCAATATCATTTATTATAATGATGGCAGTTGTAGGGAACTTATGAAGCCGCATATCACGATTACGCTGAATGCTGGATGCACGGAATTTTCTATTGATAATAAGACAACTGGAAAAAAATTCGAATTATCTGGACTTCCCGGCGACGCTATGACGATAGACGTCGATAACGAAAATTGCATTATGTCCGAAAGAACCGGAAGCGTCAATATTTATAATTATTTTAATTTTAATTTTGTTGGGCTTGCCAGCGGAGATAACGAAATGATTATAACAGGCGACGCAGATGTTCGCATACAAGGGCGTTTCCTTTATAACGTGGGGGCGTGATATGCAACACCATTTTCAAGAAAGGTAGGTGAGGCTGATTGTATCTAAACTATTCAAAGATAGAGTTCGATAAAGCCGGTTATCCCGAACAGCCGATGTTGCAGTTGCGCACGTTGTCCGGCATTAAGCAAGGCGCAATCCCGTTCGCCTACAATGTCAAATTCGATATCAAATATGCGGAACTGAGCACACTCGAATTTGATGTCCCGTATTTTGTAGACGGCGTTGTCAATCCGGTCTATAAGAAATTAAACGGGTATGCTGAGGTCTATACAGATCACTACGGCATTTACGTGCTCATGTCGCCGAAAATCTCTGGCGATGGTGTGTCGGAAATCAAGCACGTCACTGCGTATTCGATTGAGCAACTTTTTGAGCGCAAGCGAATCTTCTTGGAAGATGGCACGTATAACTTTTGGAATCCTGCTTCGCCTGACGATACAGTCCTTGGTCGTGTGCTTGAGCTTGACCCAACGTGGCGCGTCGGGTACGTTGACCCGAAGTTTATTGGGATGTATCGCACGTTCGATGAGTACGAGAATGACGGCTTGACATTTATTTACAATGACGTGCCTGAAAAATACGGTTGTACTATTGTGGTTGACCCGTATGAAAAAACGCTTAATGTATATGACGCATATACGAGCAGAGGCACGCTACCTATCTATCTCAGCTATGAAAACCTCGTGAGCGAGGTTGGCGTTGACGAGCTGTCGGATGATATTGTGACGAAGCTCCATGTGTATGGCAGTGATGATATGTCTATACGTGAGGTAAACCCTACCGGCGCTGATTACATTGTTAACCTCGATCACTTCATTTCTCGCGGCGATTTGGATATTGAGATTGATGGAGTTAAACTGTCTGATAAGGTTAAGTCGTGGCAGAAGGAGATTAAGGCGAACCAGCATTACTATACCGGTCTTGTGGCGTTGCGTGCCTCTGAAACTGCTCAGAAAATCGCGTATGAGACGGAATTGACCGAACTGAACGGCGAAATGGATACGCTGAAGGCGCAACAGAATGTGATTATTCAGGCGTTGGCACTTGAGACTACGGACGCTGGAAAGCAATCGCAACAAGCGCAACTCGACGATGTGAACAAGAAAATCGCTACAAAAGAGGCAGATGTCGCAAGTTGCGAGGCAGAAATTAAGGAAACAAAAACTCGTATTGAGAATTATGCTTCTGAGATTGCGACTATCAGCAAAACGCTTTCTATGGAGCAGTGCTTCACCGAGAAAGAAATGTCCGCGCTTCGGCCTTATCTGATTGATGAGACGCTGACAGAAGAAACGTTTGTTGCTACAGACATTGACGCTAAAGCGTCTGGTGCGTTTCAAAGCATTACGGGCACGATTGCAATTTCTGAGAGTGATGTTGCGCGAGTGGATATGACGCAACCGTATACAAAGCAGTTATATACGCTGACAGGCGGCAAGTTGGAGATCGCAAGCGTACAGATTTCGGCGACGATTATTCGAGGTACGATTGATGTTACTCCTAGTGATAGTACGTTTGTGCTGTCTCTGTATCTTGGCGACGTTGTTTATGGGAAACACGATTTCGCAAGCGGGATGCTTACAATGTCGGGCGATTTTTCACAGTTAAATAGTGATGTCGTGGACGTTACAGAGAACGAAATTACAGAGCATAAAGGACATTCGGTTTCAATTACGACGGCAAATTGCCAGTCTTTTTTTACTGTTAACGTAAGTGAATATCAGCAATATGTTATCGCCGAAGAACTGTATGATTTCGGGGCAGATTCGCTGAATGATTCTGCGTATCCCGTATACGAGTTCTCACTGAGCAGCGGTAACTTCTTGTTTGCTAAAGAGTTTGCTCAGTTTCGCAATGCGCTTGAACTTGGTAAGGGTGTTCATTTGAGTCTTGGTAGCGAAGGGCATCTCGTGGCGAACATCATTGGCGTGTCTTTGGACTTTGATGACAAATCGTCTTTGTCGTTGACGTTCTCGACGAAATTCCAAAAGCATAATGGCGCTCAGGCGCTACAAGACATTCTGCAAACATCATATAGCGCTTCGCGCAGCTTCGATGCGTCGAAGCATTTATATAACCTCACGGCGGGACAGGCTAGTGAGGTTTCAAATTATATAAATGGTACGCTTGACGCTTCTGTGAATCGTATTGTTGGCGCGTCGAATCAGTCTGTCAATATCAGTGGAGCTGGTATTGAGGTCGGAAGTGATAAATATCAACTGCGCATTGTGGACAATATGATTGCCATGACGGATGACAAATGGCAGACGGCAAAACTTGCTATCGGGCGATTTGCAACGCCGGAGACTGGTGAGCAGTGGGGTGTCAATGCAGAGTTGCTTGCTGGTAAACTTATCATTGGAAACAACATGATCCTTGAGAATCCGAAGGTGGATGCGCAAGGTTTGCCGACTGGCACGATGCAGTTCAAGGTGGATTCGACCGGCGTGTGGCTAAATAACAGCACCATGATTCTGCAAAAGGATAATGGCGGTCGAATGATCCTTGATTCTGACTACGGCATCATGGCGGGAACTGATCTTTTGTTTACCACGAATGGCACACAAGTAACCCCGTCGTTCATTGGTGATGACGGAGACATTGTTTATGATGATATGGGTATGCCGAAGAACGCGAACTTCTTCTTGGACATCAACGATGGAAGCGCGTTTTTCCGTGGTAAGGTTGATGCTGAATCAGGTCACATTGGTGGCTTCACGATTGAAGAAGACTTTTTGGAAGCTGGCTCCAATATGAACTATGTCGGCCTTAATGGTTCAGGCAGCAATCAAAACAGTTTGTATGCATTTTGGGCTGGTGCAAAAGAACCGGAGAAAGCAAACTTCTGGGTTAAGAAGGATGGCACTATTTACGCAAAAGAGGGTCAATTCATTGGCACTATGAGCGGCGTTCTTGATGGCGATCTGATTGCGAACCAACAAAATGGCTCATGGGTCATCGGGTGCGGATTAAAAGTAAATGATGGCAGATTCTTGGTCGAGCAAAATGGCGATGTAGTTATTGCTGGAGGCGTAAACATCTCCGGTGCTGGTTCGATTGATGCGCATTCAGTGTTGTATAAATCCGACGAGTATGGTGGATTTTGTTGCGATGATAGAAACAACGGTGTGGCGACTACGCATGGTGCGGTTATGTACAGCAAAGATGAATCCAGTTATCTTATGGCTACTAATGCAAGCGCATATATCAAATCTAACGGAGAATATATGGCCGTCGCAGGCAGTGGAGTAACTGTAAGCAAACCTGTCAGAACGGTTGCAGATAAGCGCTTGGCATCGAATGTATCGAGTAATCTTGCGAAGTATGATGCGTTTTATAACGCTCTCGCTCCTAGCTCTTTTAAATTTAAGAGCGATGAGAACGGAAGTACGCATATCGGGTTCTCCGCACAAGATGTTGAAACGGCTTTGAAAAGTAATGGGCTGACGCTCGGTGATTTTGCTGGCGTTTCTAAGTGTGCAGGCTCAACAGACGTTCATTCTGATTATACGGATCAATACTATCTTCGTTACTCGGAATTTATTGCGCTGAACACGTACCAAATCAAAAAACTTATGGAGCGAGTTACGGCTCTGGAAGAAAAGACATGATACATCAGGGGGAACAATTAGATTGAATAACGATGTGGATATCTTGATTGCTGTTTTGAATACGATGGACGAAATCAGCATTAGTGGCAGAAAAAACATCGAGAACTTTAGAAATTGCGTCATTGCGCTTGAAAAGCTGGTTGCGAGCATGAACGAACGGAATGCAAACAACGTTGACGCATGATATATGGGGGTGACTTCGCTCTTGGGAAGTTGTGTATATAATCAATACACCTTGCCGCAATTTGATTTTATTGGCGGAACGACGCAGAAATATACTATTCCTGTTTCGAGTGTCGCCAACATCTCTGATTCAGAAGCAAAGTCGTACCGTGCCGCTTTTGCTATTGTTAATTATGTGAATAGAGATTGTGCCCCAATCATATCTAAGGAAGCTACATTGGACACGACTGGAAAATTTATCACTATCAGTTTGTCTCCAAATGAGACGCTTAATTTGACTGGGAAATTTGTTTATCAGGTATCTTTACGAAACGAAAATAGCAATAGCGAATATCATGGTCAAGGCTTGCTGATTGTGGCAAGAAATATTGATAGGACTGGAACTGTGCTGAATCCTTATCGGAATAAACCTATTACATGGGGCAATTTGAAAAATGGCTTTAGCAATGATTAAAACAAAAGGTGGTGAGCGCATATGTCTCAGGCATATTTGGGCAGTTTCAATGGGACTGTCACTCCGAATGTGAATATGCTAAAGGTTTTTAAGGAAAATGAAATCGCAGCGAATCCGAATAGTATTTTGAATTACTGCGATATGACGCTCGTGAAATTCGGTATCTCTGCTCCGGCTGGCACGAAAGTGAAAATCAATGGCAGAGAGATCCCTTTGTTCACTGGCATTTTTGAGCTTGGCATGAACCAGCTCGACATTACGTCGCTCGAATTTGAAGAGGCGGTAGATGTGAATATCTACTATATGTATTAAGGCGGTGGGTCAATATGTTTTTTGTGGAAGACCCCAGATGGCGTGACGCACTTGTTGCAGGCGGCGGCTCTGATGGCGTTGCTGCTTTGCAGGCTGAAATTGGGCGTGTAAAAGAAGACTTGAAGAAGAAAGCCGATGGTATCGCTTATGACAGTAAGACACGCAAAGTGCAGTTGAAATCTGGCGACGACCTGATTGGCTCAACAATTACCGTTCCCTCGGATGATTACGCAGACCATATCCATGCTGGTGACGGCGAGGAATGGTCGGATATGGACGAGTCCGGCACAAAAGATGATGGCGAGGAATGGTCTGATATGTAATTGCGCAATCCTCCGCATAGGCGGGTTGCATATATAATCTCAAGAAAGGGGGAGGGATATTTGGGCACGAAGGTTGTTTATAAGCAAGGCTCAAAGCAAACTTATCTTGGGCTTACAAGCCGTCTGAGTAATGCGCTTTACTTTTGTACAGACACAAAAGAACTGTACAAAGGCGATGATCTTTATTCAGATGGCTTGAGATTTGTTGCAAGCATTTCTGCGTTGCCTGAGTTTTCTAAGGCGGCTGACGGTATCCTGTATTACTGTCAGGCCGAGGAAACGTGCTTCGTTTTGAACGAGGCTCGAAATGATTGGCTGTGTCTGTTCCCGCGAGATAGATTCCCGACATTAACAGAAGCACAGGCATGGATTCAAAAATACGATTGTGCAGGTCGAATTATTACCGTGCAAAACGGTGAAGAGTGGACTCCGTACATCGTAAAAAATGACAAGACGCTGTCTCCGTTTCAGTCAGCACCTATTGACATTAAGGTGATTGACGGCGGGACAGCTTTTGTTTAACTAAAATCGAAAGGGGAAAGTTATGTCTGACAAAACGTTGAAAACTACTATTCAATTCAGACGTGATACCACTGAGAATTGGACGGCCAACAAAGACGTCGTGCCTGCCGCTGGCGAGCCTTGCTTCGACAAGGACACGGGCGTGCTAAAGATTGGTGACGGCGTTGCTACGTATGAGAACCTTCCGCGTGTCGGTGGCGTTGCTGCTGCGCACTATGAGGGTGTTAAGGGCGATGGCGAAAGCGATACCGCTGTAATCGAGCGTGTTCTTACTGCCGCTGGCGCTGAGGCGAAAGTGGATGACATTTTCGTTGTCAAGACGCTGATTTCTGACGGCAAGTATTCTTACACCGCGTATGTCTACAATGGCACTGCGTGGGGCGCTATGGACGGCAATTACAATGCTGAGAACGTGTATTTCGCTGATGACCTCACCTATACTGCGGCTATCGGTGTTATGACGGTTCCGTCCTCTGGCTCTGGCACGATTCAGGCCGCTGGCAAGAATGTGAAGGACGTTCTGGCTTCCATCCTTGCTAAAGAGAAGAATCCTGTGGCTTCTCAGCCTGCGGTTGATGTGACCTGCGCGCAGCTTGGCGCATATGAGGTTGGTACGTCTGTGACTCCGGCTTACAAGGCGGCTCTGAGTGCTGGTAGCTACACCTATGGCCCGGTTACTGGCATCACTGCTACCAAGTGGAGCGTGAGCAATGGTACTGACACGAAGGAAACGGCAGAAGGCACGTTTGATGCTATCGTTGTTGCCGACAACACGAACTATGCGATCACTGCGACTGCGACGCATGGAGAGGGCGCTGTTCCTAAGACGAACCTCGGCAATGCGTACCCGGCTGGCAAGATTGCGGCTGGCACGAAGTCTGGCACTGCTTACAAGAGCGCGTCTGCAAGGAGCACCACGAAAATTACCGGCTACCGTAATTCGTTCTATGGCACTCTGACCGAGAAGGACGGTGAGATTAACTCCGCGCTTGTGCGTGGCCTTGCTGCCAAGTCTAATAAGGCTCTTGCAAATGGCAACTCGTTTAACCTTGTGATTCCGGTTGGTGCGAAGCGCGTTATGTTCGCGTATCCTGCGACTCTCCGCGATGTCAACTCTGTGCTTGATGTGAATGGTCTGAACGCTGAGATCAAGTCTGGTTTCACCAAGAGCGTTGTCTCTGTTGAGGGCGCTGCTGGTTATCAGGCGATTGACTATAAGGTTTACGTGTTGGATTACGCGAACGCGAACGATGCGGCGAACACTTATAAGGTCACAATTTGATAGGGAAGGGGGAAAGAATAATGGCTGACTTTGGTAAACTGAATTTCTCTGTTGCTTTCAATCCTACCACTGCGTTCCCGCTGGACGCGCGTTACTACTTTGCGACGCTTGCTGAGGCGCAGGCCGCTGCCGCCACCGCTGTTGAGGTTGGTAGTTCTGATGGCACTTATTTCTTTGGCGAAAGCATCTGTGTTGTTGCTGATGGTGTTGCTTCTCTGTACATCATCCAGCCTAATAAGACGCTGAAACCTGTTGGTACGGAAGTTCTTGGCGATGACAAGTCCATCGAAATTAAGGATGGCAAGGTCACTGTCAAGGGCTTTGATGCTGCTACTGCTGGTCAGCAGCCGCGTATCAATGCGGCTGGCAATGCCATTGAGTGGTACACGCCCGATACTAGCACCGTTTCTGGTCTTGCTGATACGGTTGCTGGTCATACGACTGACATTGGCAATCTTCAGAACAGCAAGGCTGATAAGGCCACCACGCTTGAGGGTTATGGTATCACGGATGCGATGACCGCTACCGCGATTGGCGAGGCGATTCAGGCGGCTATTGCTGCGACTGGTCATGCTTCGTTCAAAAAGGTGGAGGCTGTCCCGGCTGTTGAGGTTGCTGAGGATAACATTCTTTACCTCGTGATGAACACCGACACCGGCTACTATGACATCTATGCAAAGGTGGACAACGCTGTTGTTCGTCTTGATGATGTGTCTGTCAACCTTGATGCTTACTCCACGACGGAACAGATGAATGCTGCTATTGCCGAGGCTATTAAGAACAAGGTTGATGCTAAGGATGGCATGGGTCTGTCGAGCAACGACTATACGGCCGCTGAGAAAGAAAAGCTCGCTGGTATTGCTGCTGGTGCTGAGGTCAACGTGGTTAAGTCTGCGTCTGACGAGTTCGCTATTTCTGACGCTGGCGAGTTGAGTCTGGCTGGCATTGAAATGGCGAAAGTCACTGGCCTTCCGGATGCGCTCAAGTCGAAGGTCGATGCTGTCGATGGCAAGGGTCTTTCGGCGAACGACTTTACCAATGAGCTGAAGGGCAAGCTGGACGGTGTTGAGGCTGGCGCGAACGCGAACCTGATTGAGATCGTCAAGGCAAACGGTGTTGCTCTGAACATCGCCGAGAAGGCTGTCAATATCCCGCTTGCTGGTGAGGCTGCTGGTCTGGTTGTCAGCTCCGATGCTGAAAACAAGGTCGCCGTTGGCGCGGACGGCACGATGGAAGTCAACTCCGTCAATATCAACAAGCTCGTGCAGGCTGAGGGCGATACGCTCATCCTTGATGGCGGTACTGCCTCTGTCTAATCTTTAATCTGTGTTGCCGAGGTCGGAAAGGCTCCCGACACTCCTTGAAAGGAATCTGAGATGATGGATACGCCGCCCATCCAGCAACAAATTAAATACACAAATAGCCGGGCGCATTTTAGTGCTCGGCTTCTTAATATCTGAAAGGTGGTCTATTATGGCAGATAAGACTTTTAATACGAGAATTTCTCTGAAATATGATACTTATGCAAACTGGACAGACAAAAACCCTGTCCTGCTTGCTGGCGAAGCGGCTGTTGTCGTTGTCCCGGCTAAGTCCGGCGCTGTTCAGCATGAGCCTGCTGTTCTGTTTAAGATCGGTGATGGAACAAAAAAGTTCAGTGAGCTGTCGTTCGTTTCTGGTCTTGCCGCGAACGTCTATTCTTGGGCGCTTGCCGAGTCAAAGCCGAGCTATTCTGCGACTGAGATTTCCGGCCTTGCCGATTACATCTCTGGTGAAATTCAGGACACTGATACACAGTATAAGCTCGAAGTGGACAGCACGAATAATCGCAAGTTCCATCTGTACTCCAAGGCTAAGGGCGTTGCTGATTGGACGCTTCAGGACACGATTACGCTTCCTGATGAGACTGTCCACACGCTTGTTGAGGGCGCTGCCAATGGCACTGTGAAGTTTGACGGCGCTGATGTTGCCGTCCACGGCCTTGGCTCTGCGGCTTATGTTGACACAGATGCGTTTGATGCTGCTGGCTCTAAGGATAAAGCAATTGCTGCCGCTAAGTCCGCTGGTGACAATGCGCAGACGGCTGTTGATGCACTTGCTGGCAAGGTTGGCACGGTCGCTGAAGGCAAGACTGTTGTTGAGATGATTCAGGATGCTCAGGCCGCCGCTACTTACGATGACAAAGACATTAAGTCGCGTATGACTACCGCCGAGGGCAAAATCACAACGCTTGTTGGTGAGGACGCATCAAAGTCTGCTCGTGCGATCGCAGCGGAAGAGGTTGCTAAAATCGTTGACGGGGCTGATAGCTCTTATGATACGCTGAAGGAAATCGCTGACTGGATTTCCGGTCATAAGACGGATGCCGCCGCGATGAACAGCGCGATTGTCGCGCTTGAGGGCATCGTCGATGGCATTGGTGGTGAAGGCGAAAAAGCAACTGTTGTCGCATATGTGACTGATGCTATCGCCGCGCTGAAAATTGGCGATTACGCTAAGGCCGCTGATCTGACCAAACTTGCTGGCCGTGTGTCTACGGTTGAGGGTAAGGCTCATGAGCACACCAATAAGGCTGTGCTTGACGGCATTACTGCTGAAAAAATCACCGCTTGGGATGGCAAGGCTGACGCTGACCACAAGCATGATATCTCCGACCTGAATCAGGCTTCTGGCTACATTGTGCTCAACTGCGGTTCTGCATCTGTGAACGTGTAATTGGCGTTCATATTTTAACGCGACCGCGCCGTGGTAATTCACGGCGCGGCTTTTACATATTTCTTGCGCGTATGGGCTTTATTTGTTTTTTTGAATTTGTATATTACGGCCGTGTGAATGCGGCCGATAAAATAGCTGGCTTGCCAATCTTGGCATCGCCGATTTGTAACAAATATTAAAGGAGGTATAAATTTGTCGTACAATACACGAATTAAATTAAAAAGCGACACAGAATCAAATTGGCTGAGTCAAGATCCGGTTTTACTGGATGGGGAAGTCGCTATCGTCAAGTGCGATGGCGGGATTACAAGAAAAAATTGGCGATGGTCTAAGAAGTTTTCCGAACTCGCATACGACGAATCGAAATCGCTTGGTCTTGCCTCTGCGGCGGTCGGTCAGATACCGAAAGTGAAGGCGGTTGACAGCAATGGTGTGCCTACGGAATGGGAGTCGGTTGCAATGCCTTCTGGCGGATCAAGCGGAACAGCTTCTAACTATGTATATGGTGGAAGTGTGTAAAAAATGAATAAAGAAAAAAGAAAATTTAAAAAGAGGCTCTGGTTTTTGCCAGCACCTCTTTTATATATTAAAGGAGGTTATGCGGATGGCGAATAAAACATTTAACACTCGTGTTAAAAATAAACGTGATACAGAATCAAATTGGGAAAACAAGAATCCTGTTCTTCTTGATGGAGAGGTTGTTGTTGTCACAACTACATCTGGCGATACACGTTTTAAAGTTGGAGATGGGAAGAAGACTTATAAGCAACTTCCTTTTCAAGATCAAGAAACAAGAGATTTGATTCCTTCAGTAGATTCCAGTTTAAGCGATACATCCACTAATCCAGTCCAAAACAAAATCGTCAATGAGGCATTAAATAAGAAGATGAGTAACAATCCATGTTGGATTGATATGTCTCCAATTGTGGCTGGCAAACAAGGAAGTCGTATCAATTTCTATTATGCCGGATACGACAAGTCATTTGAAGAGTGTACAAGCAGCGTTGTGGAAGAACCGGCTGGGACTTTGAGATTTAACGCGAATGTTATGATTGATGATAGTGTGGCTCTTACAGAAAAAAATATCAAATCGCTCATGCCTGACTATGTAACCGAGCAAGGCTTGACCGGCAAGTGGATGTGGCGCAAGTGGGCGAGCGGTGTCGCTGAGATGTGGGCAACGTTCGACGCACCTTCGCTGGCGATGACAACGCAGACATGGGGGCCACTGTATACCGCATCGTGGATGGGCCTCCCAGAGAATAAGGCGGCGCGAGAGTATCCGTTTGCCTTTACTGCAAACCCGATCGTATCTGCGACGCCAACGGTTGGGAGCGGCAACGTCTGGATTGCCACAAACACCGAAAATGATATTGGCACAAGATTGACGCACGCCCCGGCGTATCAGTGCGTGAGAGCGTCCGATGCGACGGTTAATAGCCCGCAGATTTCTTATTATGTCATTGGCAAGTATAAGTGATATAAAAGACAGATAGGAGTAGCAAAATGAATTATACAAAGAATTTGAGGCTAAACAAACCCGAATATGATGAAGTTGTAGATATTGAGAAATTGAATGACAACTTCGATGCAATAGACGCAAAACTCATTCAAAAAGCAACTCAATCTGCGGATGGGTTGCTGTCAGCAACTGATAAAAAGAAACTGGATAACATTGAAGACAATGCAAATAAAATAATCGTAGATACTGAACTTTCTTCAAGTTCGACAAATCCTGTGCAAAACAAGATTGTCAACGACGCACTGGACGGAAAATTTCCCAAATCTGGTGGCGGAATCTCTGGCGATGTCACAATGCTTAAAAGACTTGACGTAAAAGGTGTATTTGAGGCGCATGAAACGATACTAGCCAAAAAGGATGTACAGTGTCTATACGATAATGGCGACTCGCGTATTAGGATTGCCTGTGCTTCATCTGATGCAGCTAAAATTACAACAGACGGCGCAGCATCTTACGCTCGTATGAAAATAGGTTCTCCGACTGAAAATGACGATGCAACAACGAAAAAATATGTCGATGGCAAATTAGATGATAAGTTATCTTTATCTGGTGGCACAATGACCGGTAATTTAACCGGAAAAAGCATCACTGGTACAGTGTTCAAAACAACTGGCAGTACGAACCTAAACAAGACGACAAGTAGAGTCGCAGTGCTAGACAACGAAGGCATCATACATTATCGCACGATAACCGAACTATTTAGTGATATCGTAGAAACAAACAACGTATGGGCAGTAACCTATCCTGTTGGCTCAATTTATATGAGTACAAGTAGCACAAGTCCGGCGACCATTTTTGGAGGTGGTACATGGGAGCAAATTGAAAATAGATTTCTACTGGCTGCCGGGTCTGAATATGAAGCCGGTACGACGGGCGGCGAAGCGGAGCACGCTTTGGAGTTGGAAGAAATTCCGAGCCATGCCCACCCCATTTACGCACCTAATGCCGGAGGCGCGGAAGAAGGCGCAACACTTGGATTTCCCACGGTTGGCGACAAAAAAACGTGGTGGGTAGAGGCATCAAAAACCGGCGTGCGAGGCGGCGGAAAAGGCGCGAAAGAAGGCGAGGCTCGAGCGCACAACAATATGCCTCCGTATATTACGGTTTACGTATGGAAACGGACGGCGTAAACATTTTTGAGGTGACGAAAATGGAATTTATTCAGTGCAATTCCAGCAATTATAGTGCTGGACGATGGCAACCCATTAAATACATTGTGATGCACTATACTGCTAATAATGGTGACACTGCGCGCAACAACTGTGATTATTATCACAATAATGGTGGCATTCAAGCAAGCGCACATTATTTTTGCGATGAATACGGTGTGATGCAGTCCGTGCGAGAAAGCGATACCGCGTGGCATTGCGGAGCAAAGAGCTACTGGCATCCGGAGTGCCGCAACTCCAACAGTATCGGCATTGAGATGTGCAGCAGAAAATATGCTAACGGACAGTACTACATTAAGCCTGAAACTGTGAACAACGCACTCGCTCTTGCAGAAGACATCATGCGTCGCTATGGCATTGATGCAGAACACGTTGTGCGGCATTACGATGTGACTGGGAAGCGCTGCCCTATGCCGTGGGTCGATGATCCGCAGCAGTGGTACAACTTCAAAGCAAGATTGACAGAAAACAAGCATGAAGAAAATGACGAGGAGGAAGAAGACGTGGTAAGATACAAGAATATCAACGAAGTTCCTAAATGGTACAGAAGCGAGGTTCAGGAGTTAATTGACGCTGGCGCTCTGAAAGGCACCGGGAATGGCGATCTTGATATCTCCGAGGACGTTGTGCGTGGCGCAATTATTGGTATGCGTTACGTCGAAGCTAAAAATCCGCATTATCATGCCGTTGATGATATGCCGGAGTATTATCGCAAGGATGCGCAGAAACTAATCGACCGTGGTGCGCTTCGTGGTGTTGGAAAAAATGATCTGAACGTCAGTGCAGATTCGTTGCGCTCCATGATTGTTTGCCAGCGAATGATTGATGAAGCCAAAGAATGGGGCGAACTTAATGGAAAGAAGAAGCAGGATTGATGTCCTGCTTCAATTATTTTTAGGGAGGAATGGCAATGAAAATCAACTGGACTGTACGACTAAAGAATCCTATTTGGTGGGTGCAAATTGTGCTTGCAATGTTCACACCGATTCTGGCCTACGCTGGGATCACCGCTGCTGACATCACCACGTGGAAAGCTCTCGGAGATTTGTTGCTTGGCGCTATCAGCAATCCGTATGTTTTGAGCCTTGTCGTTGTTGCAGCTTGGAATGCCATCAACGATCCGACCACTGCTGGCGGTTCTGACAGCGCTCAGGCGTTGTCGTATAAAACGCCGAAGGAGGGATGACTCATGGACGTCATCGCTTCTTCAAGTGATGAGCATTGCACTTCCGTGAACACGGAGGTGCTTTTTTGATGACTGCTGAAGTTATTTGTGCGTTAATTGCTGGCATAAGCTCTATTGTCGCTGCCGCTATTGGATGGAGGGTAAAGCGGTCAAACGATAGAGCAGAAGCCCATTCTCAACTTAGAAGAAAAGAGAGCCTGCTGTCGCTGCGTATGCTGGATGCGACATTGCAACTTTCTGTTGTAGCAAGTAACGCATTGACAAACGGGCACAACAATGGTAACGTTGAGCGTGCTCGAAAAGCAGCAAAAGACGCTGCGGATGCATATGAGAACTTCATGAGAGAAGTTGCTGCTACAGAAATCAGCAAATAATGTCACGAAAACTATACAATATTCGTGACAAATATATTTTTTAGAGGGTTTACGCCAAACGGCGTAAACCCTCTTTTTTTTTGCCATTCAATATGTAATATGTGCTTTGCCTGCCTAATGCTTAAATAATTTGTAATATGGAACGCCTACACCAACCTCGGACGCGGCTTCCATCTTGAAGCGGTTCATCGCCTCACGCGCATTGGGGTTGACCAGATTGTTGCTGTTGGAAGTAGCCATTTCGTTTTCCATCTCCTTTTCGTGTTTTGGGTTTCTTAACCCGCTACTATTTTCTGCGGACAGAATGGAAGTATGCAGAGCAGAAAAATGCAATTTTTGCAAGCTTTTTTGTCGCTGTTTGCCTTTCTTGCCGGCTGTTTCCGGCGCGCGGGGATGTGCGCCATCCGGTTGCGATGATTGCATTTTCCATTCTGCCTTGGCGGACGGCCCGCGGCAACGGGGACCGCGGTCTATGCAGTGTTCACAAAGCGCAACTTGACACGAACGGGATATCGGTATAATATTTAGAATGCTATTTAGAATGCTATTTTGGCATTTTGTACGTATTTGCACAATGTCGGCATAGAATTGCGATAACGATGATTTTTCAAAATAATAAGGAGAACTGACT